TGTCGCTCGCATTTCCTACGGGTCTGGTCGGATTAGGGGCCTATATCCCTGCCGGGATAGTAGGAATACCTGCTGACCTGCACGTACACCATTTCAACCCCTCCGGCAGGCCCCGCACGGGGCTGCGCTGGCGATCCCGCACGGGAGGTCACCATGGCAGGCTCCGGACCGGCGCCGAAGGACCCGAACAAGCGAGCGCGGAAGAACTCCGACCCGACCCCACTGCGGCTCATCCAGGCCGAGGCTGTTCAGCAGCCTGAGCTGCCCACCTTCGACGTCCAGGTGTCCGAGGACGGCGAGATCCAGCACGCCGAGTTCAGGTGGCCGGAGCGCACCCTGGCCTGGTGGCGGATGTGGGGCAACTCCCCGCTCTCGGCCGACTTCACCGACAGCGACTGGGATTTCCTGCTCGACACGGCCATGCTCCACGCCAAGTTCTGGAACGGTGACATGAAGGTCGCCGCCGAGCTGCGGCTGCGCGTCGCCAAGTTCGGCGCCACCCCCGAGGACCGCGCCAGGTTGCGGATCGTGTTCGTCAGCGCCGACGAGGCCGAGGAGCGTCACAAGGCGCCAACCCGGCCGTCCGCGAGGGAGCGCCGCCGCCCGGCTGCGGGGGCATAGATGCCCTGGAAGCCCCAGTACGAGGGCGACTTCCCGAGCCTCGGGTACTACCTCATCGACTGGATGATCGAGAACCTCGCGGCACCCGCCCGCTACGAGTACGAGCCGTTCGTCCCGTACAAAGAGCAGGAAGACTTCCTGATCAACTTCTACCGAATTGATCCCACAACGGGACGATTCGTGCATGACCGTGGTCTACTCGGTCGCCCGCGTGGCTGGGGCAAGTCGCCGTTCCTGGGGGCTCTGGCCATCGCCGAGGGCCTGGCCGACGTTCTGTTCGACGGCTGGGACGCCAGCGGCCAGCCGGTCGGCCGACCGTGGCGACTGACGTTCACCCCGCTGATCCACATCGCGGCTGTGTCCGAGGAGCAGACCAAGAACACCTGGCAGCCCCTCCAGGAGATGATCCGCGAAGGCCCGGTGATCGATAATTACCCCGGCCTCGAACCGATGGACACCTTCATCAACCTCCCCGGCCGGGGGTCGAAGATCGTCCAGGTCACGTCGTCGGCTCGCACCATCAAGGGCGCGCCGACCAATTTCGCGGTGCTCGACCAGACCGAGGAGTGGGTGCCGTCCAACGGTGGGCCGGACCTGTCGCAGAACATCCGCACGAACTGCTCGAAGAACGGCGGGCGGACCGTCGAGAGCCCGAACGCCTACATCCCCGGCGAGCTGTCCGTCGCCGAGAAGTCGGCCGAGACGCAGCAGCTCATCCTTGAAGGCCGAGCGAGGAACGAAGACCTCCTCTACGACCACCGCGAGGCGCCCGCCAATACCGACATGAGCGATCGCGAGTCGCTCATCATCGGTCTGCGGCACTCGTACGGGGATTCGTCCGGTCACCCGGACGGCTGCGTGATCCACACTCCACCGTGCCCGCCCGGACACGTCGACCTGGAAGCCCAGATCTCCCGAATCTGGGACCCGGCCATGGACACCCAGAAGTCCCGGTCGGACTACCTGAACCAGATCACCCACGCGAGCGACTCCTGGGTGTCGAAGATCGAATGGGATGCCCGCCACAAGGACATCGCACTCGATGTCCTCGGTAACCCGATCACGGTCGATCCGATCATGCCCGGCGACGTCATCACGATGGGCTTCGACGGCTCCCGTGGCCGCGAGCGTGGCAAGGCCGACGCCACCGCGCTGATCGGCGTACGGGTCCATGACGGGCACTGGTTCGAGATCGGCGTCTGGGAGCAGCCCAAGCTCGCCAAGAACTGGTCACCACCGGTCAGTCTCATCGAAGCCACCGTCGACGAGGCGTTCCGGACGTACAAGGTCGTCGGATTTTTCGCCGACCCATCCGGCTGGACCGGTCAGGTTGCGACCTGGGAGGCCCGGTACGGCAAGCGGCTTCGAGTGAAGGCGTCCCAGGAGCGACCGATCGCCGCCTGGCCCCGTGGCAGGGACGTACGGATGGTCGAGTGGGTGAAGCGCGCCCACGACGCGATCGTCAACGGCGAAATGACGCACTCCGGCCAGCCGTCTTTGTCCGAGCACGTGCTGAACGCGCGCAAGCGAGCAGTGCCGCAGGGATACCTGCTCTACAAGGCGTACCCGGATTCGCCGCAGAAGATCGACGCCGCCTACGCGGGAGTGCTGGCGTGGAAAGCACGTCTTGACGCAGTGACCAAGGGCATCGGACGTGCCCGCGAGCCGAAGAAGCCCAAGGTGCTGGTCATGGCCGACTAAGTGGAGGAGGTACGTAGTGGCTATCGCTCCCGCGCTCCTCACGCTCAGTGATCTTTCCGACGAGGAGCGGGCCACGCTCTCCCGGCTGGAGAACCGTCTCCACCAGAAGAAGATCCGCAACGAGCTGCGCTCGAACTATTACGACGGCAAGCACCGCCTGCACAAGCTGGGCATCTCGATCCCGCCGCAGATGCAGGACATCGAGACCGTCATCGGCTGGCCCGCCAAGTCCGTCGACGTGCTGGAGCAGCGACTGAACTTCGAGGGCTTCGTACTGCCCAACCAGTCGGGCCTGCTCGACGACCTGGCGCTCATCGACGCCGAGAACGACATGACCCTGGAGCGGTCCCAGGCCCACGTCTCGGCCCTCACCCACGGCACCGCCTTCGCCTTCGTCAGCAACGGCGACGTCAACGCGGGCGATCCCACGGTCGTGGTCTCGATCCGCTCGGCCCGCGAGGCGTCGGCGATCTACAACCGCCGCACCCGTCGTCTTGACGCCGCCCTGGAGATCGTTCAGGGCCAGCGCGCCAGTGACCGGACCAAGATCCTGTACCTGCCGATCGTCACCATCACCATTCGCCGGGACGACAACGGCCGGATCATCATCGAGCGCAGCCCGAACCCGACCGGCCGCGTGGCCTGTGTGCCCATCCGGCACCGGCCGTTCATCGAGCGTGAGTTCGGCATGTCCCGGATTACCCGGCCGGTCATGTCGCTCACCGACGTCGCCGTCCGCACGATCCTGCGCACCGAGGTCTCGGCCGAGTTCTACAGCAGCCCCCAGCGGTATCTGCTGGGCGCTGACGAGACCGCCTTCACTGACAAGGACGGCAACGTCAAGACCGGCTGGGAAGCCATCCTCGGCCGCGTGTGGGCGATCCCGCACGCCGAGCGTGACGACATCACCGACGAGATGCCGCCGCCCATGCAGGTCGGCCAGTTCCCAGCCGCCTCGATGCAGCCGCACACCGACCACCTGCGGTCCACGGCGACGATGTTCGCCGGAGAGACCGCGATCCCGGTCAGCTACCTCGGCATCATCCACGACAACCCGGCGTCAGCCGACGCCATCAACGCCACCGAGTCGGAGCTGAACAAGGTCGCCGAACGCGACCACCTGAGCTTCGGCGCCGCGTGGATCAACGTGGGCAAGCTCTCGATCATGATGCGGGACAAGACCGACGTCCTCCCGCCCGAGCTGGTCCGGCTGCGGGACCGCTGGGCGAACCCGGCGACCCCGACCCGTCAGGCTGCTGCTCAATCGGTCATGTCGCTGGTCTCGACCGGCGTTCTGCTGGCCGACTCGGAGATCACGTGGGAGCAGCTCGGCTACGACCAGTCGACCATCGACCGGCTGAAGCTTGAGCGGCGCATTCGTGCCGCCGACATCGCCCGTCAGCAGCTCGTGGAGGCCGCTACGGCGGCGAATCCCCGAGCGGCCGAGCTGACCGCCAGGCCACAACCCGTACCGCCTGAGAACGCCGCCTGATGGCTCCCGTCGACGACATGACGACGGAGTTGGAGGCGCTCCGGCTGCTGGCCATCTCCGCTCTCCTGGCCGCGATGCAGGACAGCGACATGTCGACCCCTTCCGGAGCGTGGCGGACGCTGCGCGAGATATTCATCGACATCACCATCGTCTACGGCGAGCAGGCCGCGATGTCGGCGATCCGGTACCTCGAACTGGACCGCTCGCTGGCGGGCGTCGACGCGCCGCCGATCTCGCTGATCAACACCGTCGAGCTGGAACAGATCGAGCGGTCACTGGGCTGGTCGCTACGACCACTCGACGAAGGTGACCTGCTGCTGGCCGAGCGTCGAATGGCCGGGGCACTCCAGCGCCTGATCGAGCAGCCGAACCGGGAAACGATCTTCGAGGCCACCGTCCAGGCAAACACTCGATACGCCCGAGTCCCGAGGCCGGGAGCTTGCGCGTTCTGCGTGATGCTCGCCTCCCGTGGCGGCGTCTACGACGAGCTGACCGTACTACTCACCACCGGCCGGTCGACCGGGACCAGCGGCCGGTCGGCCGGTCTGCATTACCACGACAACTGCCATTGCACGTCCCAGGAGATCCGCGAAGGCGAGGAACTCCAACCGGCCAACCAGCGCGCCGAGAAGGCGTGGGAGGCGTTCTCCGAGAGCGTCCGTGGCGCGGTCACCCTGGGCGGCTTCGAGGCGTACCTGAAAGATCATCCGTTCGAGTAAGCCGCGGTTCGCCGGCGACGCTCTGACCTGCGCTTATTCATTCTTCCCCGCGCACGCGGGGTCAACCCCCATGGCCGCACGGCCACCTTCATCCCGCACGGGAGGAATCCGCATGTCCACACTTCCCACTCACCCTCGGACCGGCCGTCGAGCAGTCGGCTGGCGCAAGCCTCGCCAAGGCGAGATCGGTGCAAAGCCGATCTGGCCCATCGCCGGAGGTTCCGGCGAGGGCGACCCGCCGCCAGCCCCAGCACCGACACCGCCACCAGTACCGCCGACGCCACCGACTCCTCCCGAGCCGGATGACAAGACGGACTGGAAGTCCGAGGCGCGCAAGTGGGAACAGCGAGCGAAGGACAACAAGGGCGCAGCCGACGAAGCCGTCGAGCTGAAGGCTCGTCTCGACAAGTTGTCCCCGCTGGAGAAGCTCGCCGAGGCCCTCGCACCGAACGGTGCCAAGGACCCCTCCGACCTGGAGAAGCTCACCGAGCGGATCTCCAAGCACGAGGACGAGCTGGCCTCGGAGCGCCTCGCGCGCTACCGAGCCGAGGTTGCCAACGAGAAGGGCCTGCCGTCCCCGCTGGCTGCACGGCTGACCGGGACGACGCGCGAAGAACTCGCGGCCGACGCGGACGAACTACTGAAGCTCCTGCCATCCACGCCCGAAAAGGGCCAGCGACCCGGCTATGTCGGTGCCTCCGGTACCGGCGAGCACGCCCCCGCAAAGGGGTCTGTCGCTGCTGGTCGAGAGCTGTTCAAAGCAGCGCGCCCGAAGGCGCCCGCTCAAATCTGATCTGAAAGGACCGAACCGTGCCTCGTCGTAGGACTGAGAGCTTCGGGGCGGGAGACCAGCGATGGCTGGGATCGGCGCACGGCATCTGGAACGCCCAGACCGTGACGCTGGACATCTCCGGCTTCACCGAAGGCACGCATTACCCCGATGGAGTCATTCTCTCGGGCACGCCGCTGGCTCGTATCGCCAGCGGCCTCGCCGTCCCGTACGTCTCGGGCGGCGCTTCAGGAACAGGCGTCCTCTGGGGCTTCCTGTTCACCGACCAGACCGTGAACGGCACTGACGACTTCGCCGCCCCGATGCTGGACCACGGTCGCATCAAGACCGAGTTCCTGCCGGTCGGCTTCGTCATCCCGACTGCGGCCAACAACCGGACCACCTGTGTGTTCCTGGCGGGGGCTGGTAGCTGATGGCTCTCTGGACTGAGGCCGTTGATCCGGCCACTCTCACCGGCTACGCGCGTGAGTCGCTCGCCGCGTACGAGGCCCGTCAGGGCCGCCTGTCCCTGGTACTGCCGAACCGCGAGGTCGCTGACATCGTGGTCCGGTTTGTCGCCGGGCAGAACGGCGGACTCGTCGACATCGCCTACTGGCGTGCATTCGACGCCGAGCCCGAGATCGGCCAGCGCGACGTGTCGCAGCGCGTCACCATCGAGCTGCCTGCCGTGGGTCGCAACGAGCCGATCACCGAGTACGAGCAGCTCCGTGGGCGTAGTGGCGAAGTCACTGCCGAGCTGGCGCTGACGACCATCCAGCGGGCCACTGACCGCACCGTGCGAGCGATCGCCGATGCGGTGGAGTATCTGCGGGGCATCGTCATCCACACCGGCAAGGCGACGATCGACCAGTACAACTTCAAGTCCGACGACGACTTCGGTCGAGACGTGGACCACTCGATCACCGCCCCTGTGCTGTGGTCGAACACCGCTGCTGACCGGCTGACCCAGCTCTCCACCTGGTCGCAGGTCGTCACGGATGCGACCGGCTCCGAGCCGGGCGCCATCCTCATGTCGACCCGCGCCTTCCGGGCGCTGGCCAACGGCGACCAGTTCCGGACGATCCTCCAGGGCGGCGCCACCCGGCCCGCCGTGGCCCAGGACGTCCGGGATCTCGTCATCGGCAACGGACTGCCCCCGATCACGCTGTACGACCGCCGCGTGCGGGTCAACGGCGTGCTCACCAAGGTGCTGCCGGACGACTCGGTGTACCTGCTTCCCGCGATGACGGAAGACTCCGACGGCACCGATCTCGGTGCCACCTTCTGGGGTCGCACGCTGTCGTCCACGGTGCCCGGATACGGCATCGAGGCGAGCGAGCAGCCCGGCGTCGTGGTCGGTGTGTACCAGCACGACAAGCCCCCGCACGGGCTGGAGGTCATCGGCGACGCGATCGCGCTGCCGGTGCTCGCCAACCCCGACCTGAGCTTCGTCGCAAAGGTGCTGTGACATGAGCCGCCGCCTCACTGGCCGGTACGTCCTCCGTAACCCGAACACCTTCCTTGTGGAGTCGTTCGGGCCGGACGACGAGGTACCGGACTGGGCGGCGGACCTCATCACGGACGAGTCGGCCTGGGCTTCCGAGGACTCCTCGGAGGCCGGGGCCGACCGGCCGGAGACGTCGCCGCCACCGAAGTACGGCAAGGGCTCAACCGCCGAGGCGTGGTTCGACTACGCCACCGCCAACGGCATCGAGGTCTCGCAGGAGATGACCCGCAAGGACGTCATCGACGCACTCGACGAGGCCGGTATCCCGACTGAGTGACCGGAGGTACCGCCATGGCCTGCACTTCCATCGAGGCGGTCCGGTCCCGTTGGCTGGGCAGCGGGGCGATCCCCGACGACGGCGTTATCGCCACGCTCATCGACGACGCCGAGGACACGATTCTCGCCGCCGTCCCCGACCTTCAAGACCGACTGGACGACGGTCGAATCCCCCAGGCTCGACTGGACAAGATCGTCGCCCGAATGGTCATCCGGCACGTACGCAACCCCGAGGGCTACCGGCAGATCCAGGAGACCACCGGCCCGTTCACCCGAGGCTTCACCCACTCCGGTGACGAGCCCGGCGCGGTCTTCCTCTCCAGCGCCGAGCGGCGAGAACTGCTCGGCTACCGGAGCGGCCGGGCCTTCCAGATCGAGACCATGCCCGATGTCCCGGCGCGGTCCTATGACGCGGAACGGTACTGCTGATGGTGTACCCGCCCGTCATGGGACCCGTCCGGGTCCTCCGGGTTCCCGGCCGCGACATGCACGGCGACCCGCAACCGGCCGTCGAGCACGAGCAGCCCGGCTGCGCATGGGCACCACGCTCGGCGATCGAGGACAGCGACCTCCAGAACACGGCCATCACCGGCTACTGGCTGTTCGCGCCGTACGACGCGGACCTCCGGTTCACCGACCAGGTGATCATCCCGGAGATCGTCGACGCCGAGGGCGTCCCGGTCGTGTGGCAGATCGAAGGCGAGCCCGGCCGATGGAAGTCGCCGTGGACGCAGGAGGAGGTCGGGACGCAGATGGCGCTCCGACGCGCCACCGGATAACCCCCCCCAGGAGGTCCGTCATGCACGCTCGTCGCTTCCAGCTCAACCGCCGGGTCGATCACACCGGCCTCTCCGGTACCGGCACCGTCGCTGACGGCATCGAGTGGCCGGACGGAACCGTTGTTCTGCGCTGGCGCGGCGACCGCAGCTCCACCGTCTACTGGTCCTCGATCGAGGACGTGGAGGCCATCCACGGTCACGACGGCGACACGGCTGTCGAGTGGGTCGACCAGTGAGGTACCAGGAGAACCACTCCGAGATCGGGCGGATGCTCATCGGCCCCGAGATGCACGCGCTCGTGGACCATTTCGCCGCTGCCGGGAAGCTCTACGCCCAGTCGATCTCCCCACACGGCGAGACCGGCGACTACCGCCGGTCGTTCCGCGTCGAGCGTGGGCTGAACCTCAACGTCACGCTCCGGCCCGGCAAGCGCGCCGTGGCCCGCCTGCACAACGACTCCGACCACGCGCTGTCGGTCGAGTACGTCATCGAGCGCGACGGCCAGCGCATCCTCACCCGGACCATGGGCTTCATCGAAGGTTGGCACCCCTGATGGCTGATCTGCCCCCGTGGCCTGACCCTCACGATCTGCTGGCCGAGCTGCTCGCCGACCTCACCGTGACCGACGTGGTTGGTCCGCTCCTATATGCCGAGTTCCAGGACGACATGCCGCTGATCCGAGTCCGCAAGGTGGGCGGGACCAACGACAAGATCACCGACTTCCCCCGGATGGCCGTCGACGTCTACACGGCCACCTACGCGGAGTCCTACGAACTGGCCGAAGCCATCAGGCAACGGCTGATGTCCTACCCGCACATCACCGCGAGTGCCGGTCGGCTCGACCGCTGTGAGGTCGAGACAAGTCCGTACGAGGTCCCGTGGCCGGACCCGTCGACGAGATATCTCACGGCCACGTACCGGATCAGCACCCGTCGCTGACGCCACCCCCCTTCCACAACAAGGCCCCGCGTCGCGGGGTTTCACAACCCCGCACAGAAGGGAAGCGTCGTCATGCCTCTGTTCGACGACATCAACGTTCGCAACAACGACCTCGTGCGCAAGGGCATGGCGGGTGCGGTTTTTGTCGCCGACCTTGCCACTCCTGCGCTCACCGCCATCACCGACACCACTGGCGCGCTCGTCGTCGTCCCGGCCGGGTGGTCGCCGTTCGGCTGGATCTCCGAAGATGGCGTGGCCTGGCCGCGCGAGACCGAGGTCTCCGAGATCTACGGCTGGGGCGGCGCCGAGCCGATCCGGTCCGACATTCGGCGAGCCACCAAGCGGATGACCGTCACCGCGTTGGAGACCAGCCGGACAGTGCTGGAGGAGTTCCTTGGCCAGGATCTTTCGGCCGTCATCACCGCCAGCGGCGGTGAGGGTAGCTTCGACGAGGCGCCCCTGCCGATCTTCCCGTACCGACGCGTGCTGGTCATCGCGCGAGACACGGCGGCTGGCGGCGAATACTACCGAGGCCAGATGTTCCTCCGGGCCAAGGTGACGGAAACCGCCGAGCAGACCTGGCAGGACTCCGACACGCCGGTCACCTACCAGATCACGTACACCGCTTTCCAGGATGCCGACGAGGGCACCGCCGTCAGGCACTTCTTCGGTGGCCCCGGCCGCGTGCCCGAGGACGAGGGCTTCCCGGCCGACCCCGGCTCCTGACAGACGGCGCGGAGCGAGGCGCCGCTGGGGGGTGGTCGCCTCGCTCCGTGCTCCAGCCGAAGAATCTCCCGTCCGATGGAGATTTTGCCGTCAAGGCACCCCCCAAAACTCCCAGAACATAGGAGATTCTCATGCGCGAGCGCACGTTCATGCGGGGCGACAAGACCGTCTCGACCCGAGTCCCCGCTGCGGCCACGGATCTGATCGCGCGGGGATACCGCGAGATCGAAGTGCCGACACGGCGACCCCGGCCGCTACTCAGCGAGCCCATCGAGCCGCCCGTTGAGGCATCCGCAGAGCCCACCCGAACACGTCGGCCACGGCCGAGTAGGACCGCCGACGTGGCCAGTGCGCCCGTCGTGGAGAACGCACCCCCCTCTGAGTAGGAAGGCACCCCCATGCCAGCACCACGTCAGCCCCAGGATCGCCGCACGAAGCGGCCCGTCAAGAACCGTTCGGTCGCCATCGATCTGGACGCCCTGGAGCGCGACGGCGAAATCAAGCCGCCGTTCGAGTTCAGCCACGGCGGCGAGACTTTCATCCTCGCCGACCCCGCCGACCTCGACCTGAAGGACATCATCGAGATCGGCGACAACCCGTTCGGCAACCCGGCATTGCTCAGCCGACTGATGGCTGACCAGTACGAGGACGTCATCAAGGCCGGGCGGATGCCGCAGTGGAAGATCGTTCCGCTGATCGACGCCTGGATGAAGCACTACAACATGGAGACGGTTGCAAAACCCGACGCCTCGTAGCGCTCCTGGAACGGTACTGGGACGCGATCGAGGCTGACCTTGCGCTCGGGCCTGGGGGTCACGGAGGCGGTCGCTGGGACCTCGCCGAGCTGGTACGCACACGACGGTTCCGGTTCCTGCTCAACCTGATCGAGCACCTGCCACGCACGTCGTTCTTCGTCGATGCGATGGCCCAGGACGACGATCTGGTCGAGGAGACGCGGACCGTACCGGTGGGCGCCTACCGCCCTCGGGTGACCGAGTTCGGCACCACCGAGGAACTGCTGGCCGGTATCCACGACCTCATCGGCCACCTGAACACGAACTTCATCGTCGCCAACGGGGCGAAATCCCGGCCGCACCCGCCGAAGCCGTTTCCGCGCCCGGAGACGGCCCGTGACCGCGCCCGTAAGCGGTGGGCGGCGACAGATGTCCTCGACATCGTGTCCGCCGTCACTCCGCATGCCGCTGAGCGAGTCCGAAGATCACTGGGCATTGCGCCCGACGACGAGTAACTGGGGGTGACGCCGTGGCCTACCGCATCGGCCAGGCGTTCATCGACGTCACCCCCAGCCTCCGAGACTTCAACAACACCGTCCGCAAGGAGCTGGCCAAGGAGCTGCGGCAGGTCGACGTGCCGCTCACCCCTCGCCTGGACGGCTCGCAGGTCGAGAAGGACTCGGCCAAGATCGGCGACCGTGCCGCCGGACAGTTCGCCAACAGCTTCAAGCGTCGCCTCGATCGCGCCATCGCCGCGCTGCCCGAGATCGACGTCAACGTCACCCCGACCGTCAACGAGACCCAGATCAACGCGCTGCGTCAGCGGCTGCTTGCCCTGCGCGATGTGGAGATCGGCGTCGACATCGACGCCGGGGCAGCCCTCATCGAGATCGAGGCAATCCGGCGTGAGCTGGACCGGATCTCCAGCAGCAAGTCCGCCACGGTGGATGTGCGTGCCAATACCGCCGCCGCCAGGGCGCAGCTCCAGCTCATCGAGGAGCAGGTCAACAGCCTCGACGGGCGACAGGCCAACGTCACCGTCGACGTCAACGACCGGGGTGCGGTCAGTTCGGCCCGGTTCCTGTCCACGCAGTTCAACGGGCTGATTCTGCTCGGTGGCCTGATCGGACCCGCTCTCGTGCCTGGCCTCGGTGCTGCTGCCGTCGCCGCAGGTGGGTTGGCCTCCGCTCTGGCGGGCGCATCGGTCGGAATAGGCGGGCTCATCGCCGCCGTGGTGCCCTCCATCAGCGCCGTCACCGAGGCTGTGAAGGCCCAGGAGGCTGCCGACAAGTCCGCCGCCACCACGGCCACCCAGAGCGGCATCCAGCGCGTCACAGCGGCGTACGCCGCCCAGCAAGCCGCCGAGCGGGTCGCCGACGCGCAGCGCAACGTCGGCCGGGTCGCCGAGGAGAACGCTCGCCGGATCGAGCAGGCCGAGCGCCGCGTTGCCGACGCCGGGCAGGCTGTTGCCCGCGCCCAGGCCGACCAGATCCGTGCTCAAGTTGATCTTGACCGAGCCCGCCAAGATGCCCTCCGGACGTTGGAGGACATGCGCGAGCGGCTGTCCGACATCCGCCGAGACGAGCAGAGCGCCGAGATCTCGCTGATCGAGGCCCAGCAGCGCCTCGCCGACGCCAATGGCGAGGATGGCAGCAACGCCATCGAAGCGGCCCAGATCAGCCTGGCCGACGCTCGCGCCGCCCTGTCTGCGGTCAACGCCGATGGCACCGCCAGCGAGCTGGACCGGCGCCGCGCCCTGCTGGCCGTCGCCGAGGCAGAGCAGCGGCTGGAGCAGGCTCAGCGCCGCGCCACCGAGCTGGCCCTGGAGCGGCGCAAGGCTGCCCTCCAGGTCGAGCAGGCCGAGGACCGGCTGTCCGACACCAAGCGGGACCAGCAGCGCGCCACCGAAGACCTGAACGAGGCCGAGCGCGCCGGTATCGACGGCATGGACGCCGTTGTCAGCGCCCAGCAGGCGCTGGAGTCGTCCACCCTCGCCGTCACCCGCGCCGTACAGTCGAGCCAGGACGCCGAAGCCGAACTGGCTCAGACCCGCCAGGACGCCGCTATCGCGAGCGCGGACGCCGCCAGGGCCGTCACCGACGCCATGCGGGCACAAGCTCAGCAGGCCCAGGTCGCGGCCATGCAAACCGCTGCCGGGACGGCGGCGATGCAGAACCTCGCCTACGCCATGGACCAGCTCACCCCGATGCAGCGCGAGCTGATGGAGGGCTGGTATGACCTCCGGGACGCCTTCATCGCCTGGTCGCGCGCGCTGGAGCCCGTCACCATCCCCGTACTGCTCGCCGGGATGCAGCTCCTGAAGCAGTTGCTGCCCGCGCTGACCCCCATCGTCGAGGCCGTCGCAGGTGCCTTCTCCGGCCTGCTCGATTCGGCCGGGGCGGCGCTGGAAAGCCCCTTCTGGCAGGAGTTCTTCGACTTCCTGGCGTCGTCGGCTGGACCGAATGCCACCGCGTTCGGCCAGGCACTGGGCAACATCGCCACCGGCTTCGCCGGTCTCCTGATGGCTTTCGGCCCGGTGTCCGGCGACATCATGAACGGCCTGGTCGACCTCACCGAAGCTTTCGCGAACTGGGGCAAGTCGCTCGACACGAACCAGGGCTTCCAGAATTTCCTCGACTACGTGCAGGAGAACTGGCCCAAGGTCCGCGCCATGCTCGGCGCGTTCGTCGGCGCCATCGAGAACATCATCCGTGCCATGGCCCCGCTCGGTGGCCCCGTCCTCACCGTGCTGACGGCGATCTTCGACGTCATCGGCAACATGGACCCCAGCCTGCTCGCGGCGATCACCGCTGGCATCCTCGGCATCGCCGCCGCCACCAAGATCTGGTCCATCGCTCAGGCCGCGATCAACATCGGCCTGAAGGGCAACGTCCTCGTCATCGTCATCACCTTGCTCGCAGGGCTGATCACGTGGCTGGTGCGGACCTGGCAGACCTCGGAGCGATTCCGCAACGTCGTGTTCGGCGTCCTCGACGCGGTGAAGAACGCTTTCTGGACCTCCCTCAACTTCATCAAGGACATCGGATCTTCGGTGTTCAACTGGTTCAAGAACAACTGGCCGCTCCTGCTCGCGATCCTGACCGGCCCGATCGGTCTCGCCGTCCTGGCCATCGTCAAGAACTGGGACACGATCAGGCAGAAGGCCAGCGATGTGAAGGACGCCATCGCCGGATTCTTCTCGAACCTCGGTGAAGTCATCGCCAGCGCCTTCGATGCTGGGCTGGATGCGCTGAAGACGGGCATCAACTGGCTGATCGGCCTGGTCAACAAGTGGCTGATCGGCGGGCTCAACGTCATCGTCGACGTGATCCCCGGCATCCCGAACATCGAAGACATCCCGCTGATCCCGATGCACTCCGGCGGCATCGTCCCCGGCACCGGAGAGACGCCCCGGATGCTGCTCGGTGGCGAGGCCGTCCTGAACCCCGACGCCACCCAGCGACTCGGTGAGGACACGATCAACCGGCTCAACTCTGGCGAAGGCATCGGCGGACCGTTCGACGGCTGGAGCTGGGACACGATCAAGACCGGTCTCGGCCTCGGCCTCAGCCATGGCCAGAACGCGGACCTGATCAACGACGCGAGCGAACTCCTCCAGAAGGGCGCGAGCTGGCTCGTCAGCAAGACCCTCGACCCGGCGCTGGAGAAGCTTCTCAATGTCATCCCAGAGAAGCCGTTCTTGCCCAATGGGATGGGTCGAGAGACCGTCCAGTGGGTCTACGACTCGCTGCTCGGCTGGGCCAAGGACAAGGACGAGACCCGGCCGACGATCGTCGATCTCGGCCTCAGTGGTGTCGGCAAGGAAGGCTTCGTCTTCCCACTGCTGCCGCTCACCTACCGAGTGGGCGAACCGCCGGGACCGCCGTGGGGCAGCGGCTACACCGGACACACCGGCCAGGACTTTCCGACCGGTGTCGGCTCGCCCGTCCTTTCATCCATGGCCGGAGTCGTCAACTTCACGAACCTCGGCAACCGCAGCTACGGCAAGTACGCCAGCGTGCAGGGCGCTAACGGCGTTCGGTCGATCTCGGCCCACCTGTCGGCCTTCGCTGGCAAGACGGGTCGCGTTGTGCTGCCGGGTGAGCTGATCGGCCTGTCCGGCTCGACCGGCAACTCCAGCGGTCCGCACCTTCACCAGGAGTACCGGGTCAACGGCTCGGTCGTCGACCCGCGTCGGTTCCTGACATACGACTCCGGCGGCTACCTGATGCCCGGCCTGACGCTGGCCTACAACGGCGGCGTCCGTCCGGAGCGGGTCTTGGACCCGGCCGAGACGCGGGCCTGGGAGTCCGGCGTCGCCGGAGGGACGGTCATCAACACGTACGGCTCCCCACGGTCGCTCGTCAGCGAGATGGCCTTCATGTACGAGACCAGGCGGCAGGCCCGGCGGCCAGTAATGAGGGGGTAGCTCGTGGCGATTCGCTCACTCCTCAATGGCGTCGTTCTCCAGCCGCCGCCGGTCATCGTCGAGCCCAGCCCGCTACCGGCGCCGCCGATGCCGGATTGGCCCTTCGTCCAGTGGACGCCTGCTGGTGGGTCGACGATCACCCTGTCGCGTCACATCGCCTCGGGCATCATGCTCGGCGGTGTCGACGACGACGCCCGGACCGTCATCGGGCTCGACATGCCTCCGCAGGAGGAGTTTGACACTCAGCTCCCGGCCGGGGGCGAGTTGCTCAACGGTCGACGGTGGGCAGCCAGACAGATCGGGCTGCCCGTCGTCATCCATGCCGACACCCTCGACGAGCTGGAGGAGCATCGGCGTGAGCTGATGGGTAGCTTCAACCCGGTCAGGGGCGAAGGCGTGCTCACCGTGGCCTACCCCAATGGGCGGCGCCGCAGCCTCGACGCGGCCTACTCGTCCGGGCTCGACGTCGCCGAGGTCGGTCGGGCCGGATACCCGTATCGGGACTCCTTCACGATCATCTTGAAGGCGCGGAATCCGTTTCCGTACGGCCCCGAGCTGTCGGTGCCGTTCGAGCCCCAGCAGAGCTACAGCTTCTACGCACCGCCCGGCGACCCGGTGGCCGTGTTCTACATCTCCTCGTCGACGACGACCGGCGACAGCACGGTCGAGATCGACGGCGAGGTCGAGGTCTACCCGGTCTGGACGATCACCGGACCGGTGGCCACGGCCACGCTGCGCAACCGGGACACCGGCCGGACGCTTCAGCTCACCCCCAACCTGGTCGCTGGGCAGACGCTGACCGTCCGCACCGATCCGGCCACGGTGGCGAGCCAGAAGTTCACTCGCGAGACCGGCGCCAACGTCTGGTCGACTGCGGCGGGCGACTGGCCCGTCATGTGGTCCCTGGTTCCCGGCTCGAACCGGGTCTCCGTGCTGTTCACCGGCACCGTGCCGATGCAGTCGTCCATCGTCATGACCTACCGGCCGAGCTACCTCAGCGCATGATCGACCACGGCATCCAGGTCTACATCCGGGACATCGACCGCAGCATCATCGGCTCGACTTCCACCTGGGCGTCCCTATCCGTGGTGGCGCGACGCAACGACGTCGGCCAATGGACCCTGGTCATCGCCAGCCCCGAAGACGCCGCACTGCTCACGCCGGTCATCAACTCCCAGGGGAAGATCACCCGCAACCGTGGAATCGTCCTGCGGCGCGAGAACGTCAACGGCATCCCGGCCACGTTCATGTCCGGCTGGCTGGCCCAGGAGCCGGAGATCGAGCACTCCGGCGGCGAGACCGTCTGGACGTTCACCGGATTCGACGACACCCACCTGATGCGGCGCACGTTGTGCTGGCCGAAGCCGAGCGCGGCAGTGACTGCACAGACGGACACACACGACATCCGGTCCGGCCCGGCCAGCGACCGCATCCGGGGCTACTTCAACGCCAACACCGTCGTTCGTGTCGACTCCGCAGGCAACGGTGGCGCGGTGCTCGGCCTTGGCCCCAGTGCGATCACCCAGGCCCGCTTCAAGGGCCTGCTGGAGCTGTCCCAGGAGATCGCCGGTCGCGCCGTCAACTTCAAGGTTATGCAGCGCGACTCCGACCGGGCGCTCTACCTCTACCAGTGGGCACCGGCCGACAAGCGGCTTGACGTCCAGTTCTCCCCGGCGCTCGGCACCGTGCAGTCCTGGAGCGCGACGTCGAAGGACTCGACCGGCAACACCGTCATCACCGGGGCCGGTGGGGAGATGGAGCTGCGGGTTTTCCGCCGCTACGCCGACGCCAACGACATCACCGCCTGGGGTGTCTACGAGGTCTTCAAGGATCGCCGCGATATCTCGCCGACCGACCCCAACCTCGAAGACGTCCTCGCCGTGGACGGCCTGGAGTTCCTCGAAGAGAACGTCGCCCGATCCAGCTTCACCGCGAACATCAGCTCCGCACCCGATGCTCGGCCGTTCGTCCACTACGCGCCGGGCGACCTCGTGCGTCGCTACATCGACCAGGACGCGAACGGCCAGCCAATCGGCCTGGTCGACGACCTGATCGAAACCGTCGAAGCGAGCTGGTCGGCCGAGGGCGAGACCGGCTCAATCCAGATCGGCGCCCCGATGGAAAACCTCGACGAACTGATGGCCCGTCAGCTTCGGCTGGCCATGCGACGAATCACAGACCTGGAGACGCGCCGATGACCATCGTGACCGCTGGCTTCCCCGGCTCCTACGACGACCTGAAGTGGTCCAAGTTCCAGGGCCTGATCGCCAACGACGCGGTAGACAGCATGGTAGTCAGCGCCACGACCGGCGACCGCAACGTCTCCATCGGCACCGGCACGGCCAACGTCGGCGGCATCTTCACCGAAGTCACCGTCGCCCAGACCTTCCAGTTCCCGTCCAACACGTCCGGCCTGTCCCGGATTGATCTGCTTGTGCTCGATGCGAACTGGACCACGAAGACCGTCGTTCCGGCGCGGGTGCCGGGCACCCCCAGCTCGAACCCGCAGGCGCCCTTCAGCGAGGTCATCAGGAATCACGGGACCCGATACCAGTTGCCGATCGCCCAGGTGATCATCGACCACAACCAGGGAGCCCTGGCCTCGGGCGACCTGACCCGCGTCGCCACGCCACCGCCGACCGACTTCTACTTCATCCCGTCACTCGCGACGGCACCGCATCCAGATCTCGACTCGCTGATGTGGTACTCGCCACTGCGGTCACTGCGCATCGGCATCAATGGCGCCTACCGGGAGATCGCCCACGCCAGGGGCAAGCACCTACTCCGCAAGAGCGTCACGGCGGGCGGCAGCGTGCCGAACGCAGTCATCGACTTCATGGGCACCATGGCGATCAACTTCTCCCGTGGCGACGGATGGGACGTCGGCTCGCAGCACTCGTCGCAGTTCCAGGTGCCGGAAACCGGCTACTACCGCGTCACTGCTCAGTACAACTGGAGCCGCGTCATCAGCGGCCAGCTCGGGTACGTCTACCTGCAACTTCGGGGGAACACGACTGCGAACGTTCCCAATAGCGGGTCGCTGCTGCTGGAGTCGACGGAAGCTCTGGTCAACGGCTATCTGCACGGCTCCAACTTCCTCAACGACATCCTCCAACTGAACAAGGGCACGCGGTATCACTTCGCGGTCTCGAACGGCACCACCGACACCATCAACGGCGCCGAGTCCTCGGGCCGGTCGTTCTTCTCGGTGGAGCAAGTCGACAGCATCCCGGCGGCACCCTGATGGCCCGGTAGATGGCCCGGTATCCCGGCGCCACCTGGCGCCCGGTGGCCCGCTACCAGCCGGGCCAGCGGAACTGCATCTTGATGGCCGCGTACCGGCGCTACGGCCTGCACACCGCCGTCTCGTCGGCGTCGTCGCTGTACAACTACTTCGCCGTCTCCGGACGGGCGACCAGCCACTTCTACATCCCGGCCGATGGGTCGGTCGAGCAGTACATCGACACCAAGTTCCGCTCGACCGCCCACCTGAACGGCAATCACGACACGATCACCGTCGAGACCCAGGACATCGGCGGGCCATTCCCGAAGTGGAACACGAACGGCTCCGACGTCCCGGCCTGGACGAAACAGCAGGTCGAGGCGCTGGCCAAGCTCGGCGCTTGGCTGCACAGAACACACGGCATCCGCCTCCAGTTGTGTCCCAACAGCAAGCCGGGCTCGCTCGGATTCGCGTACCACCGTCAGGGCATCGATCCGTGGCGCGTCAGCGGCGGCGAGTTCTGGTCGAAGGCTCGCGGCAAGGTCTGCCCCGGCGACCGCCGCGTGGCCCAAATCCCGCAGATCGTCAACCGCTCCCGACAACTCGTAACGGGCGTAGCAGGAGGGGACACGGACGTGGCACTGACCAAGGCCGACATCCCGATCATCCAAGAGGCTGTCCACGGGATGAAGCTCGGACGGTCCGACAACACTGGCGGACTCGCTCTTCAGCGCGTTATGACGCTGCCGCAGCGGGCCGACGTCGCAGGCGCCATTCTTGGCGCGAAGTACAAGGAGTACGTCGATGAGAAGGGCGACGGCACTCGTGACATGCGCACGGTGGCCGACATCCTCTTCTCCACTCACGCCAACGCCCTCCAGGTGAAAGCACAGCTCGCCGGACTTACCGAGGTACTCAAGACCCTCGCGACGGGCCAGGGACTCGATGCCGATGAGCTGGTGACCCGATTCGGCGCCAAGGTCGATGAGGTCTTCCGCGAGTTCGTCGACGAAGCGCGCGTGGAGCTGGTCGTCGACGACACGCAGGGCTAACCCGGTGCCCGATGAGCCGACGATCGGCGAACTGTCCCGGCGCCTCGATCGCTTCGAGGAGCGATACGGCGCCGAACGTCGATCCGCGGACGCTCGGCATCTCGATGCGCAGGTCTACGTGGCCGAACGAAACCATCTCCAGGCACAGCTCATGGACAACGCCGCCGATCTCGCGTCGGCGGTCGAGCGACTGCAAAGGCAGGTCGATGATCTTAAGGGCCGCCTGACGTGGGCGTGGAGGGCGGCACTCACGGGGCTCGTGTTCCCCATCCTGGTGGCCATCATCGCCGCCGCTGTCATCGCGTATCGGAGCGCCTGATGATGTCTCGGATCTACCGGAACAAGGGCTCCATCGGCTACTGGCTGGCCGTCACGGCGCTCGCTATCGGGTTCGCGGTCGTGATGTTGATCATGGTCGATCTGGCTGGTCGGATCAACGACTCGGAGAAGACGTCGGACGCCCGGCAGGAAGCGATCAACCTGCTGGCCGAAGATGTGCGCACGCTCCGACAGCAGGTCACGGACACCGGGGAGACGCCCGCCGTCCCGGAACCTGAGGAGCGGGTCGACGACCTACCGGACGTCCAGGTGCAGCCTGGACCGCCCGGCGAGCGCGGACCCGCCGGTCCGCCCGGACTCGTCGGGCTGCCCGGCCAACCGGGCGTCGACGGCGCTCCGGGTCCGATTGGGCCTTCCGGCGAGCCGGGTCTACCAGGCCCCGGTGGAGAGCCGGGAACCGATGGAGTCGACGGCGAGCCTGGTGCGCCGGGAACTGATGGCGTCGACGGAGAGCCAGGCCCGGCAGGTCCACAAGGCGAACCTGGTCCAGCAGGACCGCAGGGCGAGCCCGGACCGCAGGGCGAGCCCGGACCGCAGGGCGAGCCCGGAACAGACGGCGATCCCGGTGTCGACGGTGAACCGCCCGCGTCGTGGACCTTCACCTATCTGGCGTTCACCTACGTCTGCGAGCGGACCGAGCCGTTCGATCCAGCCAACCCCACCTACACGTGTTCGGTGGTCTGACATGCCTATTCGCGCGCTCGTCGTCAAACCCGCACCGCCAAGGGAGACACCACCATGCGCAAGTTCATCCGCGCCACCGCGATCCGAGCAATCAAGACGATCGCACAGACCGCAATCGCGCTCATCGGCACCACGGCAGTCGTCCTACCCGACGTCGACTGGCAGGTCGTCGGCTCCGGTGCCGGACTCGCCGGAATCCTCTCCGTCCTGACGTCGATCGTGGGCGGACTCCCCGAAGCTGAACGACCGGCCGTCACGCCCAACTGACCAAACCGCACGACCATAGGGAGGGCGGCTGATGGCCGACCGTAGGTATGCAGGCACGCCTGCTGACTTCGCAATGGCCCTCGGGGCCGTCACTGGGCTGGTCGACGAGGCCGGGGACCCGATCGTCGATCCGGAGCCGCCGGGCGACCCCCTGCTTGGGTGGCCGGTGGTTATCCCGACCCTGCCCCAGGTGTTCGACGTCTACGACATCGACTCCAACCCCCTGGCCGACCTGCTCGATCACACCGGCACGCCAGCGACGACGATCTCGTCGTCGTCCGTCTGGGAGACCGCCGGGCAGATATTCACGTTCACGGTCAACGACGCGCCGGACGGCGACGTCTACATCGTCGGCCAAGGGGGCGTGCCGTTCACCGACCCGACGTTCCGGCTCACCCCGATGTCGGACGAGATCTTCGACCGGCTCGTCGAGCTGGAAGCGTTCCGGGCACTGTTCGACGAGACCATCTGGCCACCGACCGCTGGCTTCACCTGGATCTGGGACGACGTTGACCTGAAGTTCAAGCCCGCCGACCCCGGCGATGCCGTGTCGCCCGTCTCGTCGGTCAATGGCCAAACCGGCGTCGTAGTGCTCACTGCGGCCGACGTGGGCGCCGCACTGGCTGCCCACTCCCACGCGGGCTCGGCGATCACGTCCGGCACGGTCGACGTCGCCCGGCTGCCGGTGGGCGACGGCTCCTCACAAGTCGCGGCCGGTAACCACACCCACGCCCTAGCCAGCATCAGCGGCCTTCAGACCGCGCTGGACGCCAAGGTGAACGTCGCCGACGTCGCAAAAGTGTGGCCGGTCATCGACCACGACGACCCGACGCCGGTCGGCGCCGTCACCGGGGACATCATCGTGAGGCGACTGGCGCCGTGACGATCACCCGCTTCGATGGCGTCGCGCTCCCCGCCGGGTGGACAGCCGTCGCGCCGACCGGCTCCACGGTCACCGTCGCCAACGGGTACTGCGAGCTGGCGATCGCCGCGTCGCAGGACATGGACTCGCTCTCCAGCAGCGTTACCGCGCCGGAGGGGCCATACATCTGGACGGCGGTCAGCGGCAATTTCGACTACGCGGTGTCGCTCGCCGAGGAGTCCATCAACCTCACCAACCAGGGCCTCGATCTACTCGGGCTGAACTCGGGCACGATGCAAGCGGTTCGTGTCGCCTGCTACTGCGCTGATCAGTCCGGGTCGTTCCGTGGCGACCGGAACTTCTTCGCCTTCCATCGCTGGGGCACCACCAATGTGTCCGGCACGCGGGCCAACGTCACCACCACCGACACTCTGGGCACGGTCCTGTACGGCGGTCCCGGCTGGCTCCGGCTGGCCTACGACCAGCCCACCACGACGTACACGTACAAGGCCTCGATGGACGGCCGGACCTGGTTCCAGATCGCCCAGTGGACATCGCTGGCACCTGTCAACAGGTTCGCCATCCACGCCACCGCCACCCCATCCGGCGCCGATGGCCGAGTCCAGCGAATCGCGCTCGTCGTCGACATGACCGGTCGTGGCGACGATGCCACCGAAGCGGCTCCGCCGGTCGGCAGGTCGACCGTCGAGTCGACCGACTTCGCCGCAGGCACGCTCCCGGCGTGGCTGACGACGGAGGTCGCCAACGGCGGTGCCGTAAGCACCGACGTCACCGGAGTCACGATCTCGCTGGATCGAAGCCAGGTGGGCAGCAAGGCATGGCTGCTCGGCCCCGACACCCTCAGCCCCGACCACGGCATCTTGATCAAGTATCAGGTGGCCGAGAACGGTTACACGAACGCTTTCTGGGTGCCGACCATCCGAGCCGAGGCCACTACGGACATTGCGGGCGCCCGGACACCGGACGACAAGTTCGGCGCCGGGACCTCGATGCTGTTCGAGCTGGCTGCCCGCGACGATGACGTGGCCGGGCAGATCATCCGGCTGCTGCGCCGGTCACCCATCGCCGAGACCGAGACGCAGACCGGCACCCGCGAGTTCGACGGCTACACGATGCTGATCGAGAACCTGGCCGGAGAGGTCACCACAGTCGGAAAGCCCGTCACCTGGATGCGCCTGGAAGCCATCGGCGACGTGGTGCGCGGGCGGCTCTGGTACGACGGCAGCCCCGAGCCGTCGTCGTGGCAGTACCAGGTGTCCGACGACATGCGGCGGGGCACGCAGGCAGCCTTCACCATCGCCCACAACGACACCGTGACCGGCAGCGGCAGCGCCTCTATGAAGTTGTCCTACATCGAGATCTACGAACTCGCCGAGGTCACCGATTCCGAGCCGGTCAACGTCTTCGCCCTCGACGAGGTAGCGGTCGAGGAGCCGGTCGACATGCTCGTCCTCGTCGACGGCATCGAGCGTCCGCTGAACGTCTCCGTGGCCACCTGAGCCTCCTCCTTCTCCGCCCCACCGGCTGGTGGGCGGTGTTCCGCGCGCTCACCGTAAGGAGCCAGCATGGCCTTCCTCGAAGACGTCATCGACAAGATCACTCCCGACATCGTGTCCATCGGGCTGGCCGATGGACCGACCGCAGGCGACGAGATCACTGGCGGCAGCTACGCCGCGCTGGCCCCGACCTACGGCGCCGCCGCAGCCGGTGAAGCTGACATCACCGCGACGCTGGAGTTCAGCGGCCCGGCCAATGGTGGACCGGTCACTCACCTCATCTGGCGCAAGGCGTCGGGCGTGTGGGTGATCCGGCCCGCCACAGCTCCGGTGAGCTTCAACAGCGACGGTCGCCTGGACCTGACGTCCGCGCCCGTCACGGCGGCGTTCCCGGCCTGACCGTGGCACTGGAGACGTATAACGGGCGAACCGGGGCTGGGCTCGGCCCTGACCAAGCCTGGACGACGGCCCAGGCCGGATACGTCACCGGCAGCAACACGGCTGGAATCAACACTGCCAGCGTCGAGGCCGTCGAGCGGATGGAGGTCGATCTCGGTTCGGACGACATGTCCGTCGAGATCGTCTTCGCCGATACTCCGTCGGCTGGTTACGGCGACGTTGGTATCTGCATGCGCCAGGCGGCGTCGTCCGTGGTCTCCCCGGCTCGGTACTGCGTCAAGCGCGGCTCGACCGGCGGGTTCCTCACCGGCTTCTACCAGATCCGGCGATACAACGGTGGCGGCATCAGCGATTTCGTCTACCTCGTCAACACCACCGCACTAGTGTTCAGCGGCGCGACCGAGGTCTTCCGGGTCGAGGTCGAGGGATCGACCATCAGGGTTTACCAGAACAGCTCGCTGATCAACACCATCGTCGACAGCGCTCCTGCGGCGATCACCACTGGTCACTACGCCGGGATCGACGGCTTCCGCTCCAACCTGAACGCGAGCACCACCGTCCGCGTCGACACGTTCGAGGCCGAACTGATCGGTGGTGGCCCGGCACCGGTCGACGAGATCACCGGCTCGCTGGCCCTGGAGATCGACCTGTCGGGCGCCCTCGATGCCCCCACGGCCATCGTGCCGGGCCTGGTCGGAGCGCTGGGGCTTCTCGTAGACCTCGGCGGCATCCTGGACGCCCCGATCGCCTCCGTGCCCTCCGTGACGGCAAATCTGCCTCTGAACGTCGACCTCGGAGGCAGTCTCGACCCGCCGACCGCTTCAGTGCCGTCACTGACGGGCGATCTCGCCTTCGAGGTCGACCTGACCGGCGACGTGTCCGGCCCCGGCGTGACCGTGCCCTCAGTGGCTGGCGCCCTGTCGCTGACGTTGACTCTGGCGGGCGCCCTCGTCGCCCCCACGGCGACGGTCGGCGAGCTGTCCGGCGCACTGGCCCTGATCGTCGACCTCGACGGCTTCCTGACCGACCTGGGCGTGATCAGCGCGCCCAACCGGTACATCGTCCAGCCGGAGACCCGCGCCCTGATCGTGCAACCGGAGAGCCGCGCCGTGAACGTCCCGCCCGAGAGTCATCGCCAGGAGGCCACGTCGTGAGCACATACGTCCATGACAGCGATGCCGTCCTGCCGTACGAGTGGGACTGGTCCGAGTGGCTGGCCAACGAAGGCGCCGACACGCTCACGATGGTGGGCGTCACCGTCGTCGGCAGTCCGGCCGACATCCTCACCATCGGCGCACCGACTCAGCCGGAGCCCGGCGTTGTCCGGGCCATGATCGGCCCGGCGGTCGACGACGAGTGTCGCGACGCTCAGATCACCTGCCACATCGAGACGGCCGGTGGTCGCAAGGACGACCGGACGATCGCGATCAAGATCCGTAACAGATGAGTGTTTCCGTTCGTGTTGCAGTGTCCGATAACCGGCACCTACATTCGGAATAGTTCGCCCCCGGACTCCAGCCAGCCCGCCCTAGGGGACGGACACCAGGGAAGCCGGGCGAGCGTCAAACCCGACATGGCCCCCCGTGTGCAGGGAACGGCGCTCGCCCGGTCACACTCGTGTATGGTTCTGTCTCGACATCTCTTTGCGTCTTGGCTCGTCCTCGCGCTCGGTTGGGGGATGTCAGAACGGCCCTTCCCGGTATCATTCGATACCAACGGGAAGGGCCGTTTTCTGCGTTTATGACCTAGATTGAATTGGCCCGGCCCCAATGACGTCGGGGTGCGCACGACGTCGCTGGGGCCGGGTGTCTCATCTTGCGATAGTCCCGAGTACGACCGTTGCCAACATCAGAGCGAATAGGGCGTAGGTGCTGAAGATCGCATCCCGTCGCTCACTGCGAGTCGGTCTGGGCATCGCTTGCCTCCAGGGCTAGACCGACAGGGACTCCATGCGTCGACGCTGAATCACGTTGGGCAGTTTGAAGTCCCCATGGGTGCAGCCCCGGAGGAACATCGTCCACTCGTCGGCGTCATAACGAAGATCACCGATCCGGTACCCGTCCGCCTCCGGGAGGATGTCGTGTGCGGAGTTGCAGAACTGGCGGAACTCCCGCAGAGTGAACCGCTCGACCGGCGAGGCGTCACCGAGCTTGGAGTCAAGCAACTCGACAACATCCTGGCGGCGCCGTAGCAGGCCCACGCGCTTGGGCACGTATCGCACGACCACACATTGTGGCTTGTCGGCTGCGCAGAACGACGAGATGGTCTTCCTGTTGGGCTGAAGCACTGTTCCATTCCCCTCTAGTTAGTGCCTGGATGGGTAGCGGAGGCGGTGCTGTCGAGTCTCCGATCCCCCTGACGATTGCTCGCCAGATCGGGGACTCTGGGGTGGCAGCACCGCCGCCACGTACCGATGAACCTACAGCCGACCATGACACCTGTCTAGCAACTCGATCATGTTTTGTGCGTGTTGGGGTATCCTCCCCCAGATCCTCCCGGCGGATGAAAGAGGAGCGACTGGCCTGGGAAGATGCAATCCACGTCGATATGCAGGATGCCCCGCTCGATCGGAATTCGTTCGCCATCCTCGTCGACGGCCAGGAACTTGTCCCGATGCGACGTCTCGACCAGCAGAAACGGCTGAACGGTGCCGTCCTCGAATCGAACGGTCCCGCGCGTCGGCCGATCGGGTAGTCCTTGCTTGCGTGCTCGTCGGCGAACCCTGCGGGTAGAGAGCCACGGATGGATGATCTTCAGCCACCAGTAGGTGTAAACCATCCCGCTGAACATCCCCAGGACCCAGGAAAGATTGCTGCTCATGACGCCATGATCTCCTGCCGTTGCGACTTCTCGCGGGCGAATTCCTTGGGGTGGCGCTTCGCCTTGTGCATGCCGAGCGCCTGTGGCCCCAGCGGTTGGTCGGGGCAGTACGGACACTGCGACCGTTCCGTTGATCTCGTGGCGCGCGAGGACGCGTGATAGGTCTGCCCGGCAGGAGAGTCCCAGAAATCCGGGTGGACGTCCCGAATGTGGCCCCGGTTCGTCGACACCTGCTTGTACTTGTTGGGGCACACTGGGCAGTCCAGCATGTTCGGCTTGCCGCCCGTCGAGGTCGGCGCCGCGATGAGCATCGACGACTTGACCCCCGCCTTCCTCAACGCAGCCATGAACGGCTCGTACCACCCCGAGTCGCACTGCTTGCAGAGGTCCGTGACGATCTCGATACCACCGATCGTGTCGGTCCTGATCTCGGTGCCCTCGACCTCCTCGTCGAACTCGACCAGATGCCGTCCGCAGAGGATCTCGAACTTGACGCGGCGCACCATCACGGCTCCTTGTGGGTCTTGGCGTACTTGCGATCTGCGGCCTCGATCTGCTTCTCGGTCAGCCCGAACTCCTCGCGGAGCTTCCTGCCGAACAGCACGCCCTTGCCGCGACCACTGATCCGCCCATGACCTACGAGCAGGTAGTCCGGTGCCTCCGAGTAGTCCAACTCTGTGCGCTCGACCTCGAACGTGGAGCGGTTGTGTTCGCGGTAGCGGATGACGCCACAGGCGCACTGCTTGCGCACAACGATTGCGCGAAGCTCGGGGTTGTATCCACCCGTGAGCGGCTTGTCATAGCGGTGTCGATCGACGCGGCATTCCAGTTGCTGCTCGTCGATCTTCTTGGCGAAATCCTCGACGACGCTTAGCGGCGCGACGTACGGGTCGATTGGCTCGGGTTGGGTCTGAACCTTCACGCTGTCGTACTCCTCTCGATAAGGACTAATCCGTGTTCTGCGAGCTGGTTGATGACCATCTGCATGCTGCCAGGTGGCCAGTCGAAATCTCTGTCTAGCTCCTTCATGGTCGCCTCGTCGAGGCTCCTCGCCGAGAGCATGTCCACAATGTGTGGCGTCGCCGCCCTGATGAGAACGTCCGCCTGCCACGAGACCATCTGTCGGTACCCTGCGGCGGTCGCGTCTTCCAGCGCGTCGCACGCTTTCTGGAACGCGATCCGCTCCGCATCAGATGTCATGGTCACGCTCGCGGTGCTCATCCCACAGCCTCGTCACATCTTCGGCTGCTTCCGTGTTTCCCGATGCGTCTGCGTCATCACGGTGGGATTGGAAGTCCTCGCACTCATCGCAGTAGATCTCTTCGTACGCCATTCGATATCCCCACCCCAAGGACTAATTGTCGGTTCTGTTCTTTTTGTCCATTCGTGCCCTGACACGCAATATCTGGGTGTGCTGAGCGCGAACTATTCGGCGCCACCACGTGACTCTACGTCGGGTCGCGTGACGGCCTCTGCGAAGTTGTTGGCGACTCACCGAAACTCCCTGTTATTGTTCGCCCACGGGCTGGTCAACCCTCCGGGGAGGGTCCTGGCCCCAGACAGCCCTCCGGCTTCCGCCCTGCACGGCCGGAGGGCTGTCGTTCGTCCCGAACGATAACGGAGCGCGACACGCCGTGTACGCAAAGTTGCGCACTCCGTGATACGCAACCTTCGGCAATCCGCAAACGTGGAGCTACATGTGTCGCCTAGCGTCCGAGCGTGAATGATCGACATCGTTTTCATGTCCCGTGGCCATGGTGGTTCTGCTGCGGCTTCAGATCGCTATGGTGCATCCTCGACGTGATGACCTGCTGCAAGATCGGTGCGATCTGTCACGCCCACGACCGAGCGATCACGAGGCCCTATGAGTGACGAGAAGATTCACTACACCCGGATAGAGGTCGGCGCCGGGAACGATGGCCCGGACGGCCATACAAACGTCGAAGTTCGTATCGAGATCACGTGGCGCAATGGAATGACGGCGGGTCAGGTCATGCAAGGTGTCGAAATCGCCCGCCACGAGGTCAAGAAGCGCGTGGCCGAGGAGCTGCTGTGACTCTGACTGGACCCTACGATCTGACCCCTGGGAGGGCGACGATGACGGATAAGAGCGACTGGTCCGACGATCCCGACGCGAAGAAGTGGCTCGACCACGCACAGAAGACGTTGCCGCCGATGATGCGCGACTCGGCGATCTGTATGTCCCTAACGCCAGCCAATGGAGTGCCGGACGCCAAGTACGCCGTCGAGCTGGGCATGATGATCATGATGGACAAGCCGATCATCGTGCTCGTTCAGCCCGGCACCAAGGTGCCCGAGAAGCTCATGCGCGTCGCCGATGGTGTCGTCGAGGTTGACCTTGCCAAGAAGCCCGAGGAGAGCCAGCAACGCATTAACGCGGCGATCGACGACATCATGAGGCGGCTCGGGCTCCACGAGGAGCTGTGAGTAAGAACCTGATCAAGGCCGGGCTCGTGATCGGCTTCCTGGTCTACCTGGTCGCGAGGCCGCGATGAACCCGATCAATCACGGCACGAACGCCGGGTATCACCAGCATCGGCGGTACGGGGTGCCAACGTGCGCCGAGTGCAAGGCCGCCAGCAACGAGTACGACAAGCTCTATGGGCGGGCGAGTTCACGTGCGTTACGGCGGCTGCGGGACCTCCACCCCGACGAGTACAAGCGCGCGTTCTTCGAGGAGTTGACCATCGCGCGCGAGGAACTGGGGAGGCAGCTTTGACCGTCCGGCTGATCTACGAGATCGGGGTCGACCCCGGTGACAATGCCGAGATGGCCGAGGCGCTCAAGGTGATCAAGGCGGCCTCGAATCTCACCCCCGAGAAGCACGAGCTGTTCGCTAAGTTGCTACTCATGGCAGCTCGCGAGGAGTGGCGAGAAGCTGACCGAATGCGGCATCTCTGGGCTGTCCGACAAAGACAAGAAGCGAGGAAGAAGGGCAAGTGACCGATACAGCACGCGTCATCATCGAGGTTCTGGCCGGGCTGAAACCTGGCAAGCCGGAAGATGAGTTCACCCAGCGAATCGTGATCACGTCCGCCGAGTGGGAGGCTGCCAGCCACAACAAGGATGGCCAGAGGCAATTACTAGCAGCGCGCAACACCCAGGCGAGCCTGTACGCCTCTGGCCTGATGATGCGGCCGGACCGGCTCAACTGGGTGAAGCTCGAATGGATCCGGCTATGACCACGGCCTGGATACCGAAGTGGACACTGCCGCCAGCCGACCACCTGCGCGAGTTCGTGGAGCGGTGGGCGGTTCACCCCACGGAGGCGATGGCGTGCGCATCGCTGGCCAAGATCCCCGCCGAGCGGTGGCAGGAACTGCTCGACGGCACCGGCAAGCCGATGACCCTCCTGGAGGCGTCCGACGTCGGGATGATGCTGGGACCGAACATCGCCTTCTGGCAGAACCTCGTCAAGCAGTACAACGACCGGGACGCGGGATGAGCTTGATCATTTGCGACGCGGACTACCCAAGTGTGGAGAACGGCCGCTACCACATCGGCTACATCGAACTGACCAACGGCTACCGGCACGCCTTCTACGACGAGCGGGTGCGCCATGTCCGCTACTCGCGGAAGCCGGACCACCCCGCCGACCCGCGCTGCCCCGAGTGCAACCGGGACGCGGGATGAGCTTCACCTGCCCGGAGTGTGGCCGGTCGAGCCACCATCCCAAGGACGAGGAGTTCGGCTACTGCGGGGCCTGCCACGACTTCACCGGCCGACTCATCGAGGAGGTCAACTTGCCGGACGACGCCTTCTGCAAGGAGTGCGGACAGCCGTGGGTCGTCCACACGATCATGATCACCAACGACCGGGCGTGCCCGGATCTGAGTTGGGCCGGGCCGGAACGATGAAGGAGTTCGAGCCGCTGCACGGTCGCCCAATGGCCATCAAGCGCGGCCTGGATGAGGTCTGGGGCGTCGTCGAGGCGATCGAATGGAACGAAGACCAGCTCATCGTCAAGCTGGGGCCGAGTACCGGCGAGATGGGCCTGTCCATCACCATCACCCTGACCCCGGACGAGATCGAGCTGCTGCGCCGGGCGCTGGCCGACATCAGTGGAGGATCGTGATGACGGCCATCTTCGAGAATGTCGACAGCAGGATCAAGGTGCATATCCCGTTCGAGTGCCCCCGATGTGCCGAGTCGGTGCGGTACGGGCAGACCTGCGCGGAAGACTTCAGCGTGACGCTTGCCCCATGTGGGCACAAATTCTTCGCGCCACCGTTCAAGCTGTAGCGGGGAGAATATGACCGACGAAGTGCAGTTCGATGGCTGGGTGTGGAGCAACCTCGGCGAGCGCGGCAACCTGCTGGCGGGTGAGGGCTGGCGGTACGTCAGGGACAAGGGACCTCGGCATCTGTTTGATAACCGGCCGGGGAGGTCGTGGTGCATGTCGCGCTGCGGGATCGAACTGCCCGACGAGGAGTGGCGCGGCACCGGGAGCCAGGAAGAATACGAGCGCCTGGCGAGCAGACCGAAGTGCCTCCGCTGCATGAGATCGCTCTGAACTGCGACTATAGGTAGGTCATATCTCGCGTGCGGGCAAGTCCATGCTCCAGATATAACCTACATAACGATGCAGGTCAAAGACTTGGGCAGCAAAACGGCCCTCCCGAACCAACTGCGGGAGGGCCGTTTTCGCGTCCCTTGGGGGCGGTTGGAGCTTATCAGCGGAGCACGACAACGCCCATCGTGTGGACGTCGGCGTACTCGGCTACGCGCTCGTGGGAGCGGATCTCCAGCCACGCGCGCTTCATCTCATCGGACCAGTTGATGTCGTCGAACACGAGCATCGCGCCTGGCTTGCACACGTCGACCAGCGCGCCGAAGTACGCCATGGTCGGACCGAAGTAGTGGTTGCCGTCCACGAACGCGAAATCCGGTGCCGGATCGCCGAGCGCGTCCTTGAAGGTGTCGGCGAAGTCGCCGACGTGGATGTCCACCTTGCTCTGGTCGGCCCCAGACAGGTCCAGCACCATTCGGGCCGCGCCGACCAGGATCGGCGACAGCTCTAGGGACGTCAGGAGCGAGTGCATCGGCAAGCCGTGAGCCTGGTAGGCCGTCGACACTCCGCAGCAGGTGCCCATCTCCAGCGGGGCCGTGGGCTCCTGGTGGAGCGTCAGCGCGTACAGCAGCCGGGCCTCGTCCGGCCCCTTGGAGGCCCGCTCGGCCATCCGGCCGACCGTGATGTCGGCGGGCTTGTACGGCGCCCCAAGCGGGCAGGTGTTGGCGATCACCTGGTGGCGGGCGACCTCGATCCGGGCGAAGGTGGTCAGCTCGTCGTCGGACCACTCCTCGTCGGCTGCCTGACGCAGCGCCCGACTCAGCGGCGTCTCGGTGCCGAGCCGGTTGGACTCGTCCCGGAGCGCGACCCGATAGCGGGTGCTGGAGTCGCCGATGGTGGTTTTGAGATTGAAGCGGTCGAACAGTCGGTGGAGCAGGTTCATGTCGTCCTCTTTTTCGGTTGGGTGTTCGGTACTACCAGTCGAGCCAGGCGACGTCCTGAGAGCCGTGGTCGTGGACCATCACGACCGAGCCCTCGATGACGTCCTCGGGCACGTAAAGCGCGACCATCATGGTGCCGCTGATGACCCCGCCGGGGGCCACGATGCCGGTGTCGATGTGGTTGCCGGGCCGGATGGCGATGTTCTCCCCGACCTCCACACCATTGCCGCCCATCAGGCCCAGGCTGATGCCATCGGCGAACGACAGGATCTTGTCCGGTACCTCGCCGATGCGGACGGCCTCGACCTCGGCGATCACGTTCACGAAGCCGGGCTCCGGCACGCCCAGCTCGGCCGTCTCCGGGTCGGGCGGTTCGGTCGATGCGACGACGCTCTTGACGGTCACTTCCCACGCCGAGAGCGTCAGCACGGTGTCGGTGGGTATTGGCTTGTCCCACGACCCAAAAATTCCTACGGGAACCTCAGCCGAGACAGCGGTCGGTTCATCTGGTTCGCTCTGCACTGTTTCCGTCTCTGGTTCTGATTCGCTTTCGTCCGCCGAGCAGGCGGTGGCGAACAGTAAAAAGGCCAGAATGACGATCCCCCCGTATTTCTTCATTGGGTGAGAATATCCGAAATAGGTCATTACGTCTCCTCGTCGTCCTCGGCCGCAGGAAAGGGCACCGTCTTCGGGTCGATCCGGACGTAGATTCCCGAGTTCGTATGCTTGCCGCAGTGACAGCAGATCTCGTTGGCGCCGACCTCGCGCAGCCGGTAGGCCGTATGATCAGGGTTGCGCTCATCCCAGCAGACACGACACACGGGCTGGGTCCAGTTCATGGCATCTCCCACACTGTTCGGCGACCGTCGTGGATCACCGCGAGCGGGCCAGCCACCTTGAGGTACGTGGACGGCACCACGTGGCCTTGCAACATCATCACTTCCAGCGACTTGCCGTCCTCGGTCACGCGGACCAGGGCGCCCCCGCCCGTGGTCAGCACAGTGCCAGGCGAGCACGCCGCCAGCTCGGCCTCCGTCGAGATGACCTTCGAGTCGGCGAGTACCTCGGCGAGCTGTTCTGGCTCGATCTCGGCCAGTTCGCGGATACGCTTCGCCGCCCACTGGAGCGCGTCAGCCCACGTGATCAGGCTCAGGCCGTACAGGCTGCCGCCATGGAGGGCCTCCCGGCTGCGCTTGGTGCGCCGGGCCTGCCGGTCGAAGTACCTCGCGATGCTGACCAGCCGCTGATCGGCGTCTGGTGGCTCGTCGACGGTTGTCGCGCTCATGGCCGTTACTCCTTCTCGATCTGACGTGCCCATACCTCGGCCGGGAAGTCGAAGCAGTCGCAGAGATCGGACTGCTTGCACTCGACGATCGTGTCACCGGAGTGTGGGCAGTGTCCCGCCAGCACGCGCGTTGCGTAGTGGTGCAGCCACTTCATCGTGTCCGTGCGCGTCGGATCAGCGGTGTGATCCGCCAGCCACGTGAACAGCGCCAGTTCCACGTCGCGGTGCCGCTTCGCGAGCTTGCCGACGAACCACTCCGAGCGGAGGATGTCGAACGCGAGCTGCATATCGCCGTTGCCGGATTCGTCGGGCGCTGGTCCGACGCCGCCGCCCATCTCGAACCAGGACTGCCGGATCACCTTGTCCAACGCGAGCTGATCCTGGTCTGGCGTCTCGGCGGTCATCCCTCCTCCTTCTGCTTGATCGGCTCGTACTCCGACACCCGGCGTCGACACAGGCGCGCGGCCGACGCTGGCAGCACGCTGCGGGGACCGGCGTAGCTGTGTAGCCACTCGACGGCCTCCTCGCGGGTGACGCCCTTGGCGACGTATCGGTCGAACGGACCGTCGATGTACGTCTTGACCTGGACGGCCCACTCCTTGTCCTCGATCTCGGTAAGCCAGTTGATCACAGCGTCGGTGACGTCATTGATCATGTCGGTCACTGCCCGGTGTTCGTTCGCCAGGATCGAGCCGTAGATGACTGCTTGAAGATCTGCGCGCTCGGTCACGAGTCGTCCTCCACTCGTTGCAACTGCCATGTCAGCTTCTCCACCCGGCCCGCCCTCCAGCGAACGACGAATTCATCGCGGAACGACAGCAGGCCCGCGACGATGAGCCAGGTGACGATCGAGATGATCAGTGCCCTGTTCGCCGCCGGGTACAGAAGGTAGGTGGTCAGCGAGCCCCACATCGCACCGAGGACAAACAGCGTGATGGTGGTGCGCCAACGACGGCGCTTGTCGAGCATCCGGTCGATCGCCTGCATGAGCAATACGATCTCGCGCTCGATCGCGGCCTCGATCGATTCCATGATCACTCCTCGACCTCGATGATCACGGTGCTCTCCTTGCTCATCTCTCCACGGCACTCAATCCCGCAGGTGGTGCAGATGATGTAGGGCCACTCGTAGGCGCTCACCTTCATCGTGTTGCCGGACAGGCTGAACTGGCCGAGTGGGACCGCCTCCAGGCGCCACTGGATGGTCAGCGTGAGCGACGAGCACCGTGGGCAGGGGAACTGGGCCACGTACGCCACCAGATTCTCCCTGGTGCCGTCTGTGGGCTCAGCGAAGCCCTCCTCAGCATGGTCGGTCATCCGACTGCGTTCGCCGCTTCAACGGCCAGCAGGGCCTTGATCGCCAGGCGCTCCTTGCCGTCGCCGTAGCGGTGCTCCACGGTGTCGATCAACGGGCCGACCGTGTTACGGGGCGTGATCTCCCGGATCTCGTAGTGGTTGTTGTCATCAACCCCCACTAAGCCATTCACGTTCGTGACCCGCTTGATCTCGTAGTCGGCCAGCGTGCTCGCCGTGTCGGCGATCGTCACGCGCAACGCCATCTCATTCCTTCTTGTCGTCCGGGGGCTGCTGTCCCATCGCTTTCAGCTCCTCATCATCGAACAGCGCCACCGCCTGGCGCAGCGTCTCGACGATCAGCTCGTGCTCGCGACGGGCCTCATCCTCGGTGGAGTGCCGCGTGGTGAACTCCTCGAACTCGGGGTGATCGGCGATCACCTTGTTGATGAGTGCGATGTACCTGTCCCGAGGCGGCTCGAAGACCATCGTCTCGAAGATCAACGGCGGGCCGTCGCCGTAGCGGTGGTCGGTGCCAAGCCAGGCAGTCGATACCTCGTATGGCCCGACCTTGGTGAACACGACGCGCCGGTAATCAAGATCCTCGTAGAGCCTGCCCAGCTCCACCAAGCTGATCGGGTCGCCTTCGCGGTTGTAGTGACGGATCGTCATCGGACCAGCCTCTCCTCGTCCTGCTCGTATTTCACCGCACGAAGCTCGGCGATCCGCTTGGCGTGCCGTTCTCGCTCGGCCCGCAGTTCGAGCTTGTGCGGGGCGCACAGGGCCAGCGCGCCCCGCCCTGGCCGTTCGCCGTCCAGCCACTCGGCGCCGTACGATCCGCAGCGGTTGCAGCGGACGTTCCAGCCCCAGAGCCCGCCCTTCTTGGCCTGCTCCATCGTCACCGGCCCGGCCAGGAATCCCTCCCGACACCAGCCGCAGACGCATTTCTTGTCGGCGCCCGCATTGTGGGCGGAAACCCCATGGCCGCACCGGAAGCAGTGCTTACCCAAAAGCATCGAATAACCCCCTGAAACGTAAGCAGGCGCCGCGCGAGAGTAAGAGGAGGATCACCCCCGCGCGGCGCCCGTGATGTGTTCGCCGATATCCGATTTGGACGCCGAGCCCGCCAAGGCTTCGAGCGCCGCGATCAGCGCAACATCGGTGATGCTAGTGGCTCGAATTTGGGCTTGTCCGGAGAATCATAGAAAAAAGCACCCCTCCCGCCGGAGACAGGAGTATCCAGGCGCGGAGGGGTGCTTTTTCTTACATCGTCAGCGAGAGATGACCTCTTAGTTCAGCACTCGCCGACGAAGCACCGCTGCCGCGCCACCGGCCATGAGCAGACCAAGGCCGATGATGATGCCCATGCTGCTCGATCCGCCAGTGTCCGGCAGGTCGTCGCCGTCCTCGGTCCCGTCGTCGTCACCGTCCGGCGGCGTCGTCGGGTCCGGAGTCGGCTCCGTGGTCGGCTCCGGCTCCGGATCTAGCGTGGGGTCCGGGTCCGGCGTGGGGTCCGGGTCCGGGTCCGGCGTCGGGTCCGGGTCCGGGGCGCAGTCCTCCTCGCTGGGCGAGGGGTTGACCGTCAATGGCCACGTGGCCTTCGGGTGCTGATTCAGCCACGCCTGGACGGCGTAGTCACCGGCTTCGATGTCGTGATCTCCGGCCTCGATCGACTGACCTTCGACATCATCCTGGAGCTTGTTCGTGTAGGACCACTTGTCCGACTCCGGGATGGTCAGGGTAGCGATCGGGTCTTCGCAGGTGGGCTGCGTCACCGTGGGCGCACTGGGGGAACAGTCGCTGTCCGGGACATCGATCGTCCACCACTGCTCGGGGTCGTACAGGTCGGATTCGGCGCCACGTGCCCAGCGGTAGCTGATGGTGTGTTCGCCGGAGTCCTCGGGCAGGGGGATGGTGACGACCTGCTCGTGGACCTCCTCGCGACCATCCACGGTCACGGTGTGCCAGAGGTCACCGAACTCGTCTGTCGACAGCGGGGCTTCGTCGTCGATCTTGTAGTCGCCGACAAAGAGCCACGGTGTCGGGTTCTCGAACTTCAGGACGGCGGTCCCACACTTCTCGAACGTCTTGATGTTCAGTTCTTCCTTCGGCGGGTGATCGCCGCCCGTGAGGGGCGTGACCTCCACGATCGCGGTGGCCGGTGCCAGGCCCGTCAGCATCAGGGCTGGTGCGGCAACCAGCGCGAGAAGAATCTTGCGCACGGTTGGTCCTTTCAACAGGGTCAATTAACACGAACAAAACGAGCAACGGCGTGGACATTACCTCATCGAATGTCGTCGTGGGGCACGAACTGGAACTTTTTAGGTAGGTTACAGTTTACCAACGAGGTTGCGGCCCATACCCTACCTACGCTACGGTCCAGGGAATCCCCAACCGGGACGACAACCGAGAGGACGCGAACGCCATGATCGCCATCCCCCTGACCCGTGGCCGAGTGGCCCACCGAGGCAGATATCGCGCCAGCGACAGACGCTCCGACGACCGCATCCTCACGCCCGGCGAGGGCCTTCTGCTCTGCCTCGTCGTCATGATCGCCCTGTACTTTGCCGTTTGGGCTGGCTGGAAGGCGGTGTTCGGTGGCTAACCTGGCGACGTTACTCCCGGAGATCAAGTCGCTGGGCGACACTCCGCTGGAGCGGAGCATCCGCGACCACGCAATGGCGCGGGTCAAAACGGCACACGCGGTGGCCATAGGGCAGCCGCTGTTCATCTTCATCGAGACCACCTGGCCGACGAGGCCGGGAATGCCTCAGAACGCGATCATCCTCGGCCGGATCTCCGACGCCGACGACGACGAGACGGCCGGTGTCGAGGACCAGATCGAGGACCAGCTCGATCAGTGCCGCCGCAACGGGTGGGGCGTCGGCGCCATCGCGATTGAGAACGACACGTCGGCCTACAAGACCAAGAAGTTCCACCTGCCGAACGGCCGGATCGAGTTGCGCACCGACCGACCGAAGTTCCGCGCGATCGTCGACCGGCTCTACAACCGCCAGAACGATGGCCTGATTGCCCACGACCTCGACCGCTCCGTCCGTGACATGCGCGACCTGATGGACCTGATCGACGTCGTACAGATGTCGAGCCCCCGGATCAAGGTCAGCTCCGTCACCGGCTCCCTGCGGCTGGAGAACGACGCCGACATCGCCATGGCCCAGGTGCTGACGGCGATGAACAACAAGTCGTCGAAGGACACCGCGCGCCGCGTCTCGCGGGCTGCTCGCCGTCGCGCTCAAGAGGGCAAGTTCCACGGTGGCAGCCGGAGGTTTGGGTTCGGCCTCCCCACGGGCGAGGTGGACGAGACCAAGGAGCCGATCATCGACCAGACCAAGCTCGTCCCCGAGGAGGCCCGAGAGATCAAGACCTGGGCCAAGGCCATCCTCTCGGGCGCCTCACTGGCGTCGGTCGTGCGCGACCTGAACGACAGGGGCGTAAGGCCCATACGCAGCGATAAGTGGACAAGCCGTACAGTAAAGGAAATTCTGCTCCGGCCGAGCATCGCGGGACTCCGGGACTACAGGGGTCAGGTTCTCGAAGGAGTGAAGGCCGAGTGGCCGGAGATTGTGACCAGAGAGACGTGGGAGGCGCTCGTGGCAAAACTGGGTGACTCCAGACGCAACTCGTCACCGACCAATCAGCCGGTGTGGCTGGTGTCGTGCATCGCGATGTGCGGACACGTGAACTGCAAGGGCCAGCACCACAAGATGGTCGTCAGCGGGTCCGTCAGTGCTCGGAACAACTACCGCTCGTATCGGTGCGCGTTCGGGAAGCACAACAAGATCCGCGCCGACTCGTTGGAGAAGTTCGTCCGTGACCTGATCGTCGAGAGGATGGCCCGGCCCGACGCGGGTGCGCTAATCCGGCCGGTGGCAACCATCGACGTCGAGGCTCTGGCCATGCAGGCGAACGAGCTGCGGGTGAAACTTCGCAAGATCCGCGACCTCTACGAGGAGGAGACGGACATGTCGATCGGCGAGTACCGCGAACGCCGGGACTCGATCAAGGGTCGGCTCGATGTCGTCGAACGGCACCTCGTCGATGCCTCGTCGATCGACCCGCTCTCGGTCCTCGTCGGCCAGGAGGACGTCGGCGCCCGCTGGGACGGCCTCGACATCGGACGGCGCCGGGCCATCGTCGAGCGGATGATGTCGATCACGATCCTGTCCAGCGAGAGGCGCGGCGGTCGCCAGCCGGACGGTACCTACTTCGACAAAAGCCGGGTCGTCATCCGGTGGCACGTCTAAGATCTTCCTGGGCTGTTAAACGAACCGCTCTCCGCGACATAGATCGGAGGGCCGTTCGGCCGTTCGGGTGGCCGGTCGAACTGACGGTCATGTAGCGTTCGTGGAGTCAGAGCCGATTCGCTTGGCGACGTTCTCTGTTCGGTTGGTTGGGCTGGGTCAAGAAGGCGCGTTTCCCCCGCGAGGGGGGACGCGCCTTCGACCTTTCGGAGCGATGGGGGGCCGATGATCCGGCAATGGCTGTTTTTCCTGCTCGTGATCTTCAGCGGCTTCATACTCGCCGTCGCCACCGGCTACTGGTGGATCACATCGATCATGGTCTTTTCGCTCGGTAGACAGGTCGCCGACGTTTACTACGGGCGCCTCGATCACTGACCGTTCACCACCAGCCGAACCGTTGCCTGCCGGGGTAGTCCCAGTCGCTGGTTCCCGAGCAGTCACCGCTCGCCGTTGTCGGCACGCCCAGCGCGTCGCCGAGCTCGCCGCCCGCCTCGGACGCAGCTCGACCGGCCGTCCACTCCAGGGTGAACGACCGGCCGAGGATCTCGATCGAGAGCTTCACGACGACACGTTACGCCGAGCGTCAGCAGCACATGTCCGGCCCGAAGAAGAACGCGGTCGCCATGATCACCGCGTGGGGGCCGAGCGGCAGGGCGGCGGCGAACACGATGAGGTAGAGAAACCACGCCACCAGAACGCGCTCGATGATGGTCACGGCTCGACCTTATCGGGCATGTCGATCGACTCGGAGGCGCCGGACAGGGGCTCGTCATCGACCCCGGCTCGGTTCTTTAGATAGTCGTATGCCGCCCAGTAGACGTCGGTCTCCGGCCCCTTGGCGATCTCAGCCATCCGCTCCTTGACGGCCTCCCAGTCGTTCTCCCCGATCTCGTCGTACATGCCCCACTCGACGTCCTCAGCAGCTCGCGCCAGAGCATTGCGGGCCACGGTGTCAATCGCCTCGTCGAGGCGGTTGTCAGCCATCCTGCTTCCCTTCCAGGTAGTTGGTGACGTGCTCGCGCAGCCGGTCGGCGATCACGTTGACGTCGCTATTCATGTCGGCCCGCGCTGGCTCGTACCGGATGACCAGCTCGTGGAGAGCGGCCTGGGGCAAGATGCCGCAGCCGACACACACCGGCTGTGGTGGGTCGGTCAGGCAGATCGAGCCGTCGCGGACGATGCACGGCGTCATGGAGGACTTCTCGCGCGGGCACACGATGTCGGTCACTGCGTCAGCTCCTTCGGTATCGGTGCCGAGATCAGCCGGAGATCGGCGATGGCCGTGATGTCCCAGATGCACCCCGAGGCACAGTCCCAGCCGTAGTACCAGAAGAACTCATCGTGAAGCCGGAGCTTCCACTGGTACGGCGTGATCAGGATGCCCTGGCACTTCTCGACGAGACGCGGCCAGTCGATGTAGCTGCTGTAGGGACGGCTGTTGGCCAGGCGATATGTCTGATTGAAGTCCCACAGCTCGTCGAGGGTGGTCAGCGTGAGGACGTTGCCATCGTCGGCCAGCACGACCTCGTACTGGTATTGGAGATTTTCGATGGAGAACTCCTCGCCCTCGCACCACGACTTCCAGCCGTGATCGTCCTCGTCGGAGATCCAGAACCCGAACGGCTTGTCGAGCCTGCGGCGACCCTCGGGCGGCTCGCCGATCGGTCGCAAGGTCGTGATCGGTCCAGGGCTGAAGTGCCTCAGCTTCACGCAGCCAACTCCAATCCGTCGAGCCACTCCACGACGTGGTATTCGGGCACCGGGGCGAAGCGCCAGGCATCGACGCCGACGTGAAGCTGGTGACCGTCCTTCCGGTACGTCTTGTGGACGTGTCCGTGGATCAGGGGCAGGCCCTGATCGGGGAAACGGTACTGGGCGAAGCGCGGCTTGTCCGTGTGATCGGCCGAGTACGGGAAGTGCGACAGCAGGACGCGCCGCTTGTTGATCGTTCTCGTGGCGTGCGTCACGATCTCGTCGAAGCCCGCGTCGCGGTACTTCGGCATGGCCTTGATCCAATTGGCGTGCATGGGGTGGCACTGGTCATGGTTCCCGGCGACGAGGATCTTCCGGCCGTTGAGCAGGCTGACCCACCGAAGACCACTCAGCCCGCCGCCGGTCACGTCGCCGAGCACGTACACGGTGTCGTCGTCCTTCACGACCCTGTTCCAGTTCTCGACGATCGTCGAGTTCATCATGAACACCGACTCGAACGGCCGCCCACAGAACGGGATGATGTTGACGTGATCGAAGTGGAGGTCGGACGTGTAGAAGACGCTCACGTATCCAGTTCCTGACCCAGGCGAGACAGCTCGTCGGCAACCTTCGCGGCGCGCCGGTAGCGGAGGTCGATCCACTCACGAGCCTCGCGCATCGTCTCGAAATGGTTGCGCCGTGGCTCGTCGCTGTCGATCTTCCAGGACCGCTTGTGCTGCCGGGTGATGACGAAGCCCCGGTACTCGTACTGGGTGTCGTTGATCGCCGACCAGGGATGCTCAGCCCTCCGCTGGTGAGTCATCCATCCTCCCGAGGTTGTAGTACCGCTGCACCGCCTTGTCGGCCTCGTCCTCGGCGTAATTCAAGGTGCGGTGGACTTCCCACTGCTTCGCCTCGGGTAGGACCGATACCCGGATCTGGACCGTGACCAGCGACTGGCCGTCCTCGGTCGTTCGTCGCGTGATCACTTCCGCGACGACCTCACGGCCGAGCGGCGGTTCTTGTGGGCTCACCCTAAATCCAGGAGATCGTCCATGTATTGATTTGCGGGAAGTCGGTCGTCCGGCGGTGGGTCGACCAATTCCGAGGCCCGGCGCTTGCGGGCATGTTTCCTTTCGCTTCGCATGCCCGCTTGGAACCCATATGCAAAAACAATCCCCATGGGCCAATCGCTCAAAAGGCGTCTAATTCCGGCGTATATGAGAATACCGATCGAAAGCGTCCACAATTGGACAGCATCTCGGATGAATTCGACGTCCCAATAGATCAACGCAAGTCCCAGCATGGCAATGCCGCCCAAAGCTGGCAAAGCGATCAAAACCGGAAACAGCACACGACGCATCGCTATCCCTTCATCCCGCCCCAAAACACCCGTCATGATCACCCCCCGGTTACTTCCTCGCGAAGGGATTCACGAGAAAGAAGCGATCTGACCGGCCTACTTTGTCGCGACTTTACCCTTGTCGCCGCTCTGCGGCGCGGATTCGGTCGAGGACGCGCTGAGCGTGTGGAATGCCGTTCGTCACGGCGTCCTCGAACACCTTCACGTGGACGTGTAGTGCCACCGCAGCGGCCCCCCACAGCGCCGGGAGGGCGTCTCCTTCGAGGAGTCGGTCCACCAGCTCGCGCTCGACGAACATGGCCTCGGCCAGGTCATCGGCATCCATTCCACGTATCGTCATCAGGCGTTTCGTGACCACACCCACCACCGGGAACAGCGGCCCTTCGCCGACCAGCTTCAGGGCCTGGCGCAGCATCGCATCCTGTGTGGTGCCCAGGGCTTCGCAGACTTGGGCGAACTTTCGAGTCGAACGCACATGTCCGTTCTCGATGTTGATGATCGTCGCTCGGTCGACGCCCGCACGTTGCGCGCAATCTTTCTGCGATAACCCGATCTTGTTTCGGCGCTGTCTAAGTAGCGCGGCCAGCGCCGATGTCAGTCCGTCGTCATCCATGTGTAGAACTGTACAACACGCAATCTTTCTGACCTGCGTAGACACGCGGACGCGATGCGCCTAACTTCATGGCCATGACACGCCACGCAACATTGGCGCGTCGCATCCGAGCGGATGGCGAGAAGATTCAGCAGATCCGCCGAACCCGATTCACAGCCGAGGGACAACCCTGGACTCAGGCGTTTCTTGCTGCCCGTGTCGGCATTGCGACGCGCACCCTCCAGTACATCGAGGCCGGTAAGCGTCAGACAAATCGGTCGACAATAGAGCGAATTGCCGCTGAATTGGCGTGCAGCGTCGACTCGATCACCAAAGGAAGTGACGAGGAATGACACGCCACGTCGCCATTGATGGGATTTGCGCCACCGATCACGAGCCTTGGCCCTGTTACGACGAGTACGTCAAACGCATCGTCGACGAGGCCCCCCCGTTCAGCCCCGAGCAGCGTGCCGCGCTCGTCGTGCTGTTCCAGCCCTCTTACGCCGTCCCGGCGTAGACCCCCCACACCCCGAAGGACTGAACCATGGGTAATTGGCCTGCCTGGAGCGCGATGCTCGGCCTTCTGCTGGGAGCCGCAGCCGGTGGACTGCTGGTCTGGCTCCGACAGAACGAGCACAGCGTCGCCAGCCTCGAAAAGGAGATGTACGACCTCGGCACGGTCATGCTGGACCTGGGCGAGACGATGACCGCCGCAGCAGCCTCGATCGAGGGCTCGATGCGCCACCCGGCCACCACCGTGAACTACACGGCGCCCGCGTCGCCGGATCTGGTCGCGGACGTGTCCCGGTCCCTCAAGGATCACCACCGCGTGATCGTTTCATCGTTCGTGCCGCCGAAGCCGGACGACTCTCGGGACGAATCGGACGACCTGCTCGACGTCGCGCGGGACGCGAAGTGACCGCGACCATCGAGCGGTCGGACGTCGACCTGGACCTCGAAGCCTGGCTCGACCATGAGATCGAGATCGGCTGCGAGGTCTTGGAGCCGTACAGCGACAACGCCTGCGGGCGACCGTCGAACTGGCTGCTGATAGGTGATTGCGGCACGGCCGGACATACCAGCCAGGCATTCGCCTGCGACCCGTGCAAGGGGATTTTCACCCAGCACCACATGGTCTGCTCTCAATGCAACTGCTTCGCCGCCCCACGACTCGTCGAGCGCGTCCGGGAGGGCCGATGATCGTCGCCGGGATCGACCCGTCGCTCACGTCGACCGGCATAGCCCTCATCAACACCGACACCGGCTCCGTGGAGCTGCACACGGTCAAGTCCAAGGGCTTGGCCACCGACCCGGTGATGACGCGCTGGGAGCGGCTGAAGAAGATCTCCATCGAGGTCCGCCGGATCATCTACGGCTCCGCGCTCGTCGTGATCGAGGGGCCGTCGATGGCGTCTCGCCACGGCAGCAAGCACGACCGCTCCGGGCTCTGGTGGATGATCGTCGCCCACGCACGGGCCATCGACGCCGCCGTGACCGAGGTCCCGCCCACCGTGCGCGCCAAGTACGCCACCGGGAAGGGCAACGCGAATAAGGACGACGTGCTGCTGGCCGTCGATCGCCGGTACGGCTCGCTGGTCAGGATCGGCGGCAACGACCAGGCCGACGCGCTCGTGTTCGCCGCAATGGGTGCCCGGTCGCTCGGCTACGGGATCGAGGACTCGCTGCCGAAGGTGAACATCGCCGCCATGCAGACGGTCGTCTGGCCGTGGGTCTACGAGGTTGAGCTGTGACCGCCGCCTCGCCGCTGTCGGTGCTCGACGAGGCAGCCCAGATCATCAACGGCCAGCGGCAGCTCGACTACGGCACGCCAGCGGAGTCGTTCGGCCGCATCGCGAACCTGTGGTCGGACTACCTGGGCATCGAGGTCACCCCGCCCGACGTGGCCAACCTCATGATCTTGCTCAAGGTGTCGAGGGCCAAGCAGGGATTCCACCGCGACTCGTACGTCGACATCGCCGGGTACGCGGGCTGCGCCGAGCTGCTGGAGTCGTCATGAGAGTCCTCCTGATCCTGCTGCCCGGCCTGGCGATCGCCGGGCTGGCCACCATTCTCGCCCGCGCCTGGATCGCAGCCACCACGAACCGGCTCCGCAGGGAAAGCCAGCGCCTGCACATGTTGCTGGCCGAGGTCGACCAGCTCGCCTACGAACACCGCGACGTCTCGCCCGAGCTGTCGTACCTGATCACGGACACGATCCGCCTCCGACGCAAGGAGATCCCCCAGTGAAGAAGATCATCGCCACCGCCCTCGTCGTGACGGCCGGTGCCGCCCTCGTCGGCTGCACGTCCGGCACCGCAGGCCCCGACCAGCGTGGCCTGCACTACGACGCCGGACCCATCGCCGGGGCCGCTGACTTCGAGGCGTGCTACGGCCCGTCGAGCCGCAGTATCGACGACTTCGCCGACAAGCACTTCGAGTACCCGTTCGGTCAGCGGACCTTCGACTTCTCCACCGCCGAGGAGGCCGACTCCGGCGCGATCAGCGTGGTGTCGAAAGACAACGTGACGATGACCGTCTCCGGGGTGGCCACGTTCGCCCTCAACCCCACCTGCGACGTGCTCCAGGAGTTCCACGAGCGGATCGGGCTGAAGTACGGCGCCTGGGAGGAAGGCGGCTGGATCTCGTTCCTGAACGTCTACCTGAAGCAGCCGCTGGACAAGGCGATGGATGCCGTGTCGAAGGAGTACGGCTATCGGGATCTCTACTCCAACCCCGAGGTCAAAGAGGAGTGGGAGGCCAAGGTCGGCGCCCTGGTGGCCCGTGAGGTCGAGTCGCTGGCCGGTGCCCCCTACCTGTGCTCGGCGAGCTTCGTCGGCGCCGAGAGCCAGTCGTGTGGCGACCTGTCACTGACCATTCAGACGCCGCAGCCGCCGGAGAACATCGTCAACGCGCTCGCGTCCGAGCAGCAGGCCGTCGCCGAGAACGAGGCCCAGAAGCAGCGCAACGCCACCGTCGTGACCGAGCTGGAGTCCACGAGGCTCCTCGTCGACGTGCTCGGCCCCGAGGCGTACGTCCTCCTGAAGGCCATCGAGGACGGCCGGATCACCGTGTTCCCGGTGCCCGGTGGCTCGAACATCAACCTCGCCCCGCCAGCCGCCCAGTGAGAGAGCCATGAGGACATTCCGAGCTAGCTACTTCGGCCGATGCCTGGCCTGTGACGACACGATCGAGCCGGGCGATGAGGTCGGCTATGCCGACGACGAGTTGATCCACGCCGACTGCGACGAGGACGACTGATGGTCAACGCCGACGACCCGGCAATGAAGCGGATCAGGAAGAAGTTTGAAGACCTCGAACAAGACGGACTATTCGAGATCGAACAAACGGCGAAGCAGTCCGGGGAATTGAACCGCAAAGCCGCCAAGCCAAAGACCATTCGTTCGGAGAAGTGCGACCTCTGCAATAAGGAAAAGGTCGGAGTCATTCGGGTTCTGGATGACGAACACCGACCGCACTTCATTCTGAAGGACCACGAAGTGAAGTTTGGCCGAGCGAATTATAGGAAGTGCAAGGGCTCAGGAGTGGAGGTCGGCGAACATGCCAACTGACCACGGTAACTGCGGCAGCGGCTACGTCTACAACAACCACGTGCCGGACATTCCGAAAATGCCCGCGTGCGAGGCGATGATGCCGGTGCCGCAGAAAGAGAAGAAATACGGATTCGACTGGCCGGGCATCGGCCCGCCGCCCAGGGCCGAAAACAGGATCGCTTTCACCGAGCGTCTCCGGAAAGCAAATGGATAGGAGAAGCGCCTAATGACCAATAGCAAAAAGCCCAGCGCGTTCGCCGATATCGGCATCACCGATGAGGCGTTCGTCGCGGCCGGGATGGAGTGGGCCAAGCGGATGGGCGACGAGGCCCTGGTGGAGTGGCAGGCGCACCACGGGCTCATACCCAGGGAGGTCCACGAGGTCGCTCTGTTCGGTGCGACCGGCGGCGCCACCTACGCCTTCCGCACCCTGTCGGCGATCGGCGCCCTCTGGTACCCGCCGTTCCTGCTCCACCTGGGCTTCGCGATCCCCGAGCAGTACATGCCCGCCGATCTGCGGGCGCCCGATGGCCCCCCGCAGGACTGAGCCCAAGCAGATCCTCGTCGACCACGTGAGCCGCCGCGACCGCTTCGTCTCGGCGTTCGTGGTCACCCCGGACGGAACCCAGCACCGGATCGGCTACCTGGCCAGCGAGGGGTGGTTCTGCTGCGCCGAGGAATGCCCCGGCGGCAAGCGGTGCAAGCAGATCAAGACCATCCAGAAGATCGTCCCCCCGATGGAACCACCGAAAGGAGCGACCCCGTGACGGAGCCGCCCACTCAGGGTGCGGTGATCCTGCCGTTCATCCAGCCCAAGGTCCACGTCCACCGGGACCGCTACAAGAAGCCGATCATCCAGACTGGCGAGTTGCGGGCGGACGGAAAACCCCGAGCGCACACCTGCACGTCGTGCGACAAGTCCGTCCCCGGCATCCCGTACCGGCGCGCCACTACGTACATCGACGTGCTGGAGGACCGCTACAAGCTGGAGAAGTGGAAGCAGCGCGGCGTAGCCGTGGGCCTGGCCAAGGTGCCCGCGCTGCTGACGGCGGTGTCGGCGGCGATCAACAACGACCGGGAGCTGGACCGGCTCTGTGACGAGGCCCTGGAGCGGGCCGGGACCAGCGACAAGGCCACCCACGGCACGGCGGTTCACGCCCTGGCCGAGCAGCTCGACGCGGGCCAGCGCCCGCTCGTGCCGCCGCACGTGCAGCCGGACATCGACGCCTACGCGGCAGCCACCAAGGGCATGAACATGCTCGACATCGAGACCTTCGTCGTGGTCGACGACCTCCAGGTGGCCGGGACCTTCGACCGGTTGATCGAGTACGACGGCCAGCGCTACATCGGCGACCTGAAGACCGGCTCGATCGAGTACGGCCTACCCAAGATCACGATGCAGCTCGCGATGTACGCCAAGGGCAAGCGCTATGACCCGCTCACCGGCATACGGAACGATCTCGACGTCGACCAGGACTACGGCATCGTCATCCACCTGCCCGCCGGTCAGGCCCGGTGCGAGATCAAGTGGGTGGACCTGAGCAAGGGCCGTAACGGTATCGAGCGGGCGCTGGCCGTCTGGGACTGGCGCAAGGCCGACGGCCGAGACTTCATCGTCGCCGCCCCCGCCTTCGACCTGCTCGGGATGATCTCGCTCTGCGGCGACGTGGACAGCCTCACCCGGTTGTGGTCGGCCTACAGGCACCTGTGGAACGACGAGGCCCAGGCCGCAGCCGTCGCGCGTAAGGCCGAGATCATCGCGGCCGGTGGCGCGGGCACCAGCGTCAACACCGTCGTCCGGCTACTCGCCGAGGGCGCAGCTCGTGCCGAGGCCCAGTTGCCGGAGGCGTGGCGATGAGGTTCTTCGGAGCTGCGAACGTCGACGAGCTGCTCGACGACGCCCGCCGGATCGTGATCCAGACCGATACGTGCACGTGCGCCGACGATCCACACCAGAACGCTCTGCACGACCTGGCCCACGACGTGGTGGACATGTTCGGCGGTACTCAATGACCGGCTGGCTGATCCTCGCGATCTACCTGGTCGGGGTCGTCGTCACCTATCGGAGGGCGGTGCGATTCACCGTCGCCAACATCGACCACAGCGACCAGGAGGAGGCCCTGATCGCGGTCGTGCTGGCGACCGTCGCCGCCCTCATCTGGCCGGTCATCGTGCCGATCTGGCTGCTGTGGCGCTTCGCCAGCCCCAAGAAGACCAAAAACCCACCCAAGGAGGAGTAACCCCCCATGCCCTTCACCCGCAAGCAACAGACGCGGATCGACGCGCTGAGCAAGGCCAGGGACCACCTGGCCCGGTGCCACGAGGTCAGCGCCACCGAGCTGATCGGCGTCGCCACATGGATCTTGGACGGCGAGATCCGACCGGCCATCGACGGCGGCTGCCGACTCGGCCACGGCTGGATCGCGATGGGCGCCCTCGACGGCACCAAGGAGGACCCGCTGCCCAGCGAGTTCGTCGAGCAGGTGACCGGACGCCCGCTCGACGACTGGCAGCGCGAGCTGGTCGATCACAACCGCCTCGAACGCGAAGAACCGGCGTTCAGCCAACCCCCCGAAGTCGACCTCGATCCCGAGGCCGACGACACCCAGGAAGGAAACAACTGATGGCCCCCATGGCCCCCAACGGCTACTACGAGCCCGCCGACGAGGCGCACGTCGTCGTGACGCCGCTATTCACCCCCGAGCAGACGGCGAGGCTGCGCGTCATCGACGGCGTGACCACGGCCCTGTCTCGGGTCCGGCCCCCGGACGGCGAGGGCTTCCACGCCCAGGACGTCATCGACCTCGCCGACTACGTGCTCGGCACCACCCAGGAAGGAAGCAACGCATGACCGCACCCATGGAGTTCGACCAGCCACGCGCCGCCGGGATCGGAGGCGGCGAGAAGATCGACTGGCCCGCCCGGATCGGGCAGCTCGTGCTCATCGAGCCGAAGTCGATCCAGCGCGGGGTGCAGACCGCCCAGGGTGACGCCGACGCGGTACAGGCCGACGTCGCGTTCATCCTCGGGCCGAACGGCCAGCCCTACGAGGAGTTCCCGGACGCGCTCATCTTCACGACCGTGGTCTTCGCCCAGACCGAGAACGTGATCGGCGGGGTGGTGCTCGGCGTCGTGCAGCAGTACGTCGCCAAGTCCGGCCGGACCACCGTGCAGATCGGCCCGCACGAGGACATGCACAAGGTCGCAGCTCGGGCCTACGTCGCGGACCGGAACACCCGGCGGACAGCCGGTGCGTTCGGCCAGCCCGGCGGGCAGGCTCCCCAGCAACAAGGGTGGGGCGCACCGCCTCCGCAGCAGCAGGCCCCGGTTCAGCAGGCCCCCCAGCAGCAGGCCCCGGCCCAGCAGGCATGGGGAGCCCCGCCGCCCCAACAGCAGACGCCTCCTCCGGCCCAGCAGCCGCCCGCCCAGGGTGGATGGGGTGGCCAGCCTCCGGCCCAGGAAACCCCGCCGTTCTGATGAGGGTCTCGTTCAAGTACGTCGGCTTCGAGGACGAGATCGCCTTCGACGATGCCGTCATCGAGATGCCGGGCGCTCCCCGTGTCGGCGAGCACGTCGTGCTGCACGACGTGTCCTACACGGTGAAGGTCGTCTATTGGGACCCGCACCACGCCGACCACGACGTCATGGTCCGCCTGATCTAACCCCCAGCCTCGCCCCGCAGGTGGGCAGCCCGTTCGAGCCGGGCCGAGGCACGCAACCAGCACAAGATCAAAGGAGGGGGTGCCGTCATGGCATATGAACGCGAGCCACGACCGATCGATCAGAGGCTCACCACTCCGTTCGCACAGTGTGGCGACTGTCTGTGGAGCCACGCCAGGGAGGAGCCGAACATCCGGGTGGCGGTCAAGAGACACGTCGCCGACACCGGCCACGTGGTCGACGTCATCCGGGAGACGATCATGGTGTGGGGGCTGGGCGAGTGAAAGCGATCGAGACGGTCTACGCGGGGTGTCGATTCCGCAGCCGCCTGGAGGCCCGGTGGGCGGTGTTCTTCGACACGCTCGGCATGGAATGGCAGTACGAGCCGCAGGGGTTCGAGCTGGAGAACGGCACGCGGTACCTGCCGGACTTCTGGCTACCGGAGTGCAACACCTGGTTCGAGGTCAAGGGAGTCCCGCCGACCGATCGGGAGCAGGCGACCTTGATCCAGTTCGCTCGCGAGCTACCAGGACCAGGCATGCCCGAAGCCTGGTCAACCGACGGTCTACGGGCTTCCGAGTACCTCAAGGTCGCCGTGGGCGACATCCCGGAGCATCCGGCGTCGCTGACGTATGTGCCCAGGTCGCTCTGGACCCCCGGCTACATCTGGCGCGTCCTCGTAGAGGGTTCCTGGGTCAACATCGCGCCACGGTGCTGGCAGTGCTGCCCCAGCGATCACCGGTACGTCGGGTGGGGCTGGTGCTGGCGGTGCGCCATCGGCGACGAGGAAGACGGTATGCAGGGGGCTCATGCCGCCCCCCGGCCCAGCATCCTGGCCGCTCACGGCGCCGCCAGATCCGCTCGGTTCGAGCACGGAGAGCGGGGCGCGCGATGAGCAAGGGATTCCACTCCCTCGATGCCGTGTGCGTGGCGGCTTATGCACGCGGCGACATGACCGAAGGCGAACGCCTGGAGGCTGTGCTGGATCAGCTCGACGACATCCTCGCCGACGACGAAGGCGTCACTGCGGCCCGAGCGAACATCGCTGGCGTCTCGGCGTGGTACGCCAGTCGCGGGATGCCGGTGTTCCCGCTGTCGGCCAACAGCAAGGTGCCGATGAAGGGCACCCACGGGTTGCTTGACGCCACCGTCGACCCGGCGATTGCCCGGCGCATGATCCCGGACGGCTACCGGGCCAACCTCGCGGTGGCGACCGGCCACACGCACGACGTGATCGACGTCGACGGGCCAGAGGGGCATCACAGCGTCATCCGGCAACTCAAGGCCGACCCCGACTTCCCGCGCGTCTTCGGCATCGGACTGACGCCACGGGGGATGCACTTCTGGGTCGCGCCCACCGGACGCGGCAACACCACGGCCATGCTGCCGAGCGTGGACTACCGGGGCATGGGCGGCTACGTGGTCGTTCCCCCATCCGTCGTCGACGACTCGCCGTACCGGTGGCTGATGCCGCCCGGGACGACGGCCTGATGGGGTTCTATGACCAGTGGGATGCCCGAAGTGGCGGCGAGGCCCGGTCCACGTCGCCACTGACCGACTCGTCGACCACTCCGTATGGTGCGCGGGGGCTCGCCGACGAGCTGGCCCGGCTCCACCTGGCCCGGTCCGGGACACGTAACGACACCCTCAACGAGGTCGCGTTCGCGATCTTCCAGCTCGTGTACGCCGGGCATGTCGATCTTCGCGACGCCGAACAGGCGATCGGTACGGCCGGGCACGGGATCGGACTATCCGCGCAAGAGATCGCCAAGACACTGGGCTCGGCTCGCGAGGGTGCCGCGCGCAAGCCCCGGACCAACGTCCCGGACCCATCCGAGACGGGCACACGGCCCCTGCTGCCGGACGTTCGCTGGGATCCCGGCATGCCGGTGGTGCCGAAGCTCGTGGTGGGCGTCAGCGGACCACCAGAGCCGCTGGCGACTCCGGTCGTCGACGCCGATCTGGCCGAGGGACCCAGCCCCTATGACGCGCTCTACATCCCGCGCTCGGGGCTGGCCTCGCTGCCGCGTGGGGAACCCCTGATCGAGGACTGGATCGACCGGCACACCTACTTCGTGCTCGTCGGCCGGGACCAGACCTACAAGTCGTTCCTCGCGATCGACTGGCTGCTCTGCCTCGCGACCGGGCGCCCGTGGATGGGCAAAGACACGGTGCTGTCGCGGGTGCTGTACGTGATCGGCGAGGGCGCCTTCGGCCTCGACGACCGGGTGACGGCGTGGGAGCGGCGACGCAACGGCGGCAAGCAGGTCGACGACGAGATGTTCACGACTCGGCGCGCTCCGGTCAATCTTTTCCGCCAAACGAGCGAGTTCTTCGACCTTTTGGAGCGAATCGAGCGCGAAAAGTACGAAGTCGTGGTCTTCGACACCCTCCAGCGCATGGCCCGTGGCGCGAACCAGGACAAGGCATCGGACGCCGCGATCGTCGTCGGGGCCGTGGATCTGGTCCGGGAGGCGTCCGGCGGCACGGTCGGGTTCGTCGCCCACTCGGGCAAGTCCGACGAGGATCTCCGGGGCTCGTCGGCGTACGAGGACGACGCCGACATCGTGGTCAGGACCAAGCGCGACGAGGACGAAGAGGGCGTGCGCGTCACCCAGACAAAGCGCAAGGACGGCCCTGACGGAACCACGATGATCCTCTACCCCGAAAGGGTGGCCGGAACCGGCAGTTTGATCTTGTCACCGCACCAGGCGAAGCTGCCCGACAACCCCGACGCGCTCCGGAAGTGGGCCATCCCATTCATGAAAGAACTGGCTCGGATATCAGTGGGAGAGACCGGTCTCAATAGAAACGACCTGCTCACACGGACCGGTTGTTCGGGCAGAGGGACCGCTGACAACACCCTAGATGACCTGATTTCTACTGGGTTTGTCCTGAAATTAGGGACCGTTTCGCGTCCGCGCTATGTGATCACCAATCTCGGACGGACCGTTTTGGAAGACGTGGGGGTGGAAACGCGATGACCAGCAATTACATAGTGCATTCCTCGAAAAGGGACCGGTTGGGACCGGTGAGGGACCGGTTGGGACCGGTCGGACCCCCTTTAGGGAACCGAGGGGGGTCCGACCTACCGGGCTCCGTTCGGCTTGCATCAAACCGATTCGGAGGATTAGCGTGACGACCGATGAGCCCACGAAGCTCCTGTGCCAGTCGACGAACTGCCGCCCCACCGACCGTGGTGGCCCGAGGGAAGTCGAACCGTCCCGGCCGCTCTGCCGGAACTGCGCCGACTGGTTCGGCCGGAACCTGACGCAGATCGCCGAGATGCTGCCGGACCTCCGTGGCCGGTTGGGCGTCGAGGGCAAGGCGGGCGAGAAGCTCACCGGGACGAAGCTGCCGGGCATCGTGATCAACGAGGAAGTGTCCGACCTCCTGGCCGAGCTGACCGAGTGGGCGCGCTACCTGGCCAAGCAGGTTCGCCGGTACCACAAGCTCACCCAGCCGCCGCAGTCGTTCGACGTCGACACCCTCCTGGTGTGGCTGGCCAAATACCACGCCTGGCGCCTGGCCCACCACGACGACCGCGAGCTGGCCGTGTACGTGGTCGACTGCGCGGCCTGGTACCGGTCGGAGATCCAGCGGATGGCCTACCCGTCAGGCTCCCGGCGCTTCGACATCCCCGGCGGTGTGTGCCGCGTGATGGTGGTCCCCGACGACGCGATCGACGGACATCCCGGCTACCCGTGCGTTGGTCAGCTCTACGCCATCGTCCGTGACGGGGCGTCGTTGCTGCCTTCGGAGATCGTCTGCGACAGGAACGCCGACCACCGGATACCCTCTGGTCAGTGGGTTCAGTACGCGCGACAACTGGAAAAGGCGGGTCATGCCAGCGGTAGCGATTCTGGAGCGGGAGTTCCTGACGGCGGCTGAAATTGCGGACATAACGGGATGGACTCTCCCGTATATCTACAATTTGGCCTCGGCCGAGGGATGGTCGAGGACCAGATCCCGTCCGGTTCGATACAATCCCCGGTGTGTTGTTCGGAGTTGTGCTTGACAGCTTTGACCAGGCCATGTGATATTAGCTCTGATGGTGGGGGGATTACACCCAGTCACCGTCTCCGAAGCCTCCGGCGCTCGTGATTTCATCCCCGTGATCATGAGTTCTTCGGGGGCTTCGCCATGTCCGGGATTCCCTCACTCTCCGCGTCCCCCCGACCCTCCTGGAGCCCCTGTGCGCGTGCTGAACATTCCCGGCGGGGCCGACACGGGCGGCAACGGGTGGCGGACCAAGGATGCGTTCGACAGGTACCTCCCCGAGTGGACGTACAACCTGTGCGTCTCCAGCCCCAAGTACATGCTCTACCCGGTCGACCGGCCGTGGAGCGAGGCCCGGCAGCTCTGGGAAGCCGCCGACGTCGTTCACGTCCGCAACAACTACGAGATCGAGCGGGTCCTGGGCGTGCAGCCCCGGCCCACCGTGATCCAGCACCACGGCACCCACTTCCGCACCGAGCACAACCAGCTCCGGCGGATAGCGGCGGCCCGTCGCTCGATCCAGATCGCCTCGACGCTTGACCTTTGGCTGATCGCCCCCGACGAGACCGAGTGGCTTCCGTCCCCGTACGACCTCGACTGGCTCCACGGCTTCCGCCTGCCGGACGAGGTACGCCCCGACGACGGCGTGTTCCGCATCGCCCACGCGCCCACCGATCGGCGAGTGAAGTCGACCGAACGGTTGATCGCCGCCGTCGAACGGCTGAGGAACTACGTGCCCGTCGAGCTGGACCTGATCGAGAACGCCTCGTGGCAGGACTGCCTGCGGCGCAAGGGCCGGGCCGACGTCTACTTCGATCAGGTGATCCTGGGCTACGGCAACAACGCGATCGAGTCCTGGGGTATGGGCGTCCCCGTCATCGCCGGGGCCGCCGACGCCACACTCGACGAGATGACGCGCCGGTTCGGCTCGCTGCCGTTCTACCCGGCCGACCAGACCACGATCTTTGACGCACTGATGGCCCTCGCCGATCCTGAGACGAGGGCCACCTGGGCGAAGCGGGGCGAGGAGCACGTGTGGGAATTCCACGACGAGGCCGCCGTGGTCCCCCAGCTCCAGGACATGTACCAGCGGGCGTACGACGCCGGGGCTTAGCTGGCGGGCCGGTTGAAATCCTCGTGCCGCCCGGAGCCGTTGCAGATCCTCCCTCTGGGGCGCGTGGAGTGCTGGGCGAGGAACCCGTTGGGGTCCACGCGTACGCCCTCCCGGCCGCACTCGTGGCATGTCGTGATCTTCATGTCCGCCTCTCCCTCTCCAGCCGCAGCAGGATCTCCAGCGCGCCAGAGGCCTCGCGGATCAGCTTGGCCAGTTCCTCGGTTCCCAGCTCGATGTTGGCTATGCGGCCACCGGTGCCGACATGTTGCGAGACGCGGCTACTCAGCTCGGCCCGAGTGACGCATTCCTTTTCCGGCATTTGCCCCCCCTAGAGTTTCCGGCCGGTACCCCGGCTTGCTCGAAGTCGATCTTCTAGATCGTCACACCCGGCGTCGTTGCCGACCGGGCCGTACTGATTGACGAGCAGGAACCACGGGCACCGATACCCGTCGTCCTGCCGCGTCCAGAGCTTGCGACCTCGCGCCCACAACTCGCCCTCCTGGTCCCGGACGACGGCGTACATGCGCTTCGGCTCGTCCATGATCATTCCTCTCTAGGCCAGTGTCAGCCAGAACCAGATCATGCGGTGGTCTCCAGCTCGAACCGGCTCGCATGCCATGGCCCTGGCTCTGCTGCCCCGTCGAACTGGACAGTCACCCAGCGGTGGTTTTCAGAGTCCACGGTCACGGTGCCGATGGTCCCGACCGGGAACGGGAGGACCCGCGCCCTGGTCGGTAGCACGCTCGGCAACGTGTTGTTGATCAACCGCACGCGGTCACCCTTTTTGAACATTTTCATCGCCGGTCACCCTCTTTCGCGGCTCCTCGATCCTGTGGGTCTCCAGGTATCGGCGAGCGGCCCTGTAGTCCTCGTGACGGGGGGGATCGGTCAGCTCCAGCACACGGTCCACGAACGCTTGCCACTGCGACTGACTGAGGAATATGTAAGCCGTGGGGGACGGTTTACGCGCCCTCTTGAAGATGTGTTCGCGGGCGATGATGTCGATGGCCTCGGCGAGACGATTGTCGGCCATCAGGGCCAGATCCAGTCGACTCGAACCCAGTTGAACCTGTCAGGTTGCAACATCCTCACCGTGGCATAGGCCATAGCGTCGGTGACCGTCTGCATCAGCAGTTGTCGTTGGTCATCGGCCTGTTGCCATGCCGACGACGTGATCGTGAATCGTCGGGTGTGTTCAGGCATCGGCCGGAGTGGGATCACCCCGGCCACGACCTCGATGATGAGGCGCGCACCGTCGGCTTGCGGGGGCTGGCTTGCGGCCTGCGTTTGCTGGATCGCATCGATCAATTCCTGGGGCATCGGCATCTCGTAGCTACCGGGCGGCAGGATGTTGCTGGGCTCGTTGGTCATGAATTCTCCTCTGGCGCGGGGAACGCCGGGACGGGCTGCGCTAGGGCGGCGTCGGCAATCGCCTTGAGTAGGTTCTGCTCGTTGAACACCGCCGTGCGGACGGTCTTCCCGGTCTCCTTGTCCTTGATCCAGAGCTTTATCCCCAGGGGGATGATCCGTACCCAGGTCAGCTCATACTTGTCGCTCTCGCCCGAGGCGAGAACCTGCGTCAGGTTCATCGGCGAGTAGCCCTCGTGGATCTCTAGCGGCAGGCCCGGCAGGGTGACCGTGGTTGGTTCCGGGTGGGTGTGCGACTCAGTGATCTTCATCGTTTTTCCTCTCTAGGCCAGTGCAGCGGACATCGACCAGAAACTGACGAACAAGATCACGACCGAACCCCCGGCCGGACCGTAGACCGGGATCTTGGCGTGCCACCCCTCGCGGCCCCAGACGGCCACTGGGATGACCAGACAGAGCCCCATGGCAGCCAGTCCCGCGAGGATGCCCACGGCGCTCCCACGGGGCGCCAGACGCGGCACGAAGGCCAGCACGAGCGCCGCGACGACCATCGCGCGGATCACTGGCGCGTCTCCCGGTCGGCCTTGGCGCGACGGATGCGGGCCGAATACGCCTCGCGCGTCTGGTCGGCTATAGCCGTCAGGATCTTGTCGGTCATTTCCCCCAGGTGATCACGGTCGTCGTGGTCGACGGGGGTAGCGCCCTGCCCCAGCTCGCCTTCCCGGTGGGCGTGACGCTCCGGCACGGTCAGCGACGCCAACGGGCTGCCGTCCTCCCTGAGTCGGTTACGGGTCGTCGCGCGGAACGCGGGAACAGTGAACGTCCCCAGACTGTCCGACAGCTCGCGCGCCCTCTGCAAGATCATGTCCGGGATCATCCCGATCACGTCGTCTTCTACCTCGGCCGGGTCTAGCCCGTACTCATTGGCCCACGCTTTCAGGTCGACATCGACACGTAGTGTCAGGGTCAATCTGGCCATGATCGTTCTCCTCGCTCGGTTGTGAGGTCGTCCGGTCGGACGTGGCACGCGACAGCTCCCCGGCGGCTGTCACGCACCATGCGCGACCGGTCAGCGCCCGGACCCTACCGGGGTCACCCGGATGATCTTGTCCCCCCGCGTCGTGATCTCGACGGGCACGCCGATGTTCTCGGAGTTGGTGATGCCGTAATTCACGGCCCCGTCCGCATCGGTCAGCATCGAACCGATGTCGCCCGCGAAGAACACCTGGTGTCGCGGGTTGCCGTTGTTGGTGTTCGCCCCGACGCGTTCCACGCTCGCGATGGTGGCGACGAAAGTGTGCTTGGTCATGATCGTTTGCTCCTGTTCACTCTGATGTACTCCCACGTGCCGTCCCATGTACCGTCGTCCCACGACTCGCCGACTGGTCCCCAGCCGTGCTCGCGCAGCAGGCGTAGGACCAGCTCCCGGCCCGGCCCGGTGTCGAGGTTCGGGCACTGGTACTCGGGTTCCAGGTCGGTCTGGTCGTGCTCGTCGTCGAAATAGTTCGCGTCGAACACGTCGACCTGGGAGCCCTCATCATCGACGACATGGACCGGCACCGAGTAGCAGAATCGGCCGTTGACGTGTCCGACTGCCGCTTCACCGCCCGGCCCGTCAACGTTGTTCAGTTTCGCCGTGAACATGGCCCCTCCCCCCGGTCTTCTTGGTCTTCTTGGCAGGCTTGCGCGGTGTGCCCAGCCATGCGGATACCGTGCGCCAGTCGCGCCCGACAAGGCGCGCGGCAGCGAGCTTGGACGCTCCTTGGGCGATTTCCATGGTGACGATCTGCCGTAGTCCGGCCAGTGCCTCGGCTTCGGCCTGACGGGCTTGGGCGAGCTTGAGATTCAGCCGTGCGACCTCCCGGTCGCGCTCCCCGGCGAGATGCTTATACGCCGCTATGCGCGCGTCGGTGCGCTCCCCGTCCCGGTCGGCCGGGTACCGCTCGTTGATCTCGTCGAACAGGACGGCCAGCTCTCGCGCCCGCTCGTCGGGCACGTCTTCGTCGAGCCACATACGGATCTCGTCGAGACTCGTCGCCATGATCGTTTCTCCCCTTGCTATTGGTCGGTCAGTTGCTCGCGTCGGCCCGCGTACGAACGATAGTGATCGTGCCGCCCCGCGCGAGATGCGTTCGATAGTTTTCGTGGTCGCGTCGGAACGAGACCGTCCCATCCTTGAGCGTGCGCACGCTGACAACCGCGTGAGTGCCGCCCCAGATGTCGAACACAAGGTCCCCGGCGCGTAGCTCGGTCACGGGAACCTTGGTCGCGTCCGGCCGCACGTCGGCGATGTCGACGATTGCCACGACCGGGGGTGCGTCATCCCCGGCGATACCGGCGATACGGTCGGCCGCGTGCTGGCAGGCGAGCAACTCGGCCGCTCCCCGGTCACCAGCGCCCCCTAGGCGCTCCCCGGCGAACCGGACCACCCACTCTTGCCCCGGCCTGAGTGCCGGGTCGTCAGCGGGCTCGTAGCGCCCCGCATACTCGATCTCGACGGAGTAACGGCTGTCGCGCGTCCCATCTCGGTGAAACATGGTCGTTCTCCTCGCTCGGTTGTGAGGTTGCCCGGTCGGGCACGACACGCGACAGCTCCCCGGTAACTGTCGCGCATCGTGCGCGGTCGGGTCAGTGCTCGCGCTCGTACGGGTCGATGCCTAGCCGTACCCTGACGGTCTCGTCGAGCTTGCACGGTTCGATCGTCAGCGTCCCATCAGCCTTGAGCGCGAAGACGATCAGCCCGCTCCCGTTGGGCGACTCGAATCGGATCGTCCGCTCGTTTGGGTAGTCACGGCGCGTCAACGGCGGTTCGGTGTCCACCATGATCCGGCTACGCGTGTTGCACATGATCGTTCTCCTCGCTCGGTTGTGAGGTTGCCCGGTCGGGCACGACACGCGGCAGCTCCCCGGTAGCTGTCGCGCATCGTGTGCGGTCGGTTAGAAACCCTCCGGTAATTCGTAGGGACGCCACACGCGGGCGATGTGCGCCCGGTACCGGTCCGCCCCGTTGCCGACGTGACTCCCGCATCGACAGTTCCCCCATGGGCTCACGACGTGCGCCTTTACGACTTGTTGGAAATGTTCGGGCGATCCGTGCACGATCATGATCGTTCTCCTCGCTCGGTTGGTGAGGTTGCCCGGTCGGGCACGACACGCGACAGCTCCCCGGTAGCTGTCGCGCATCGTGCGCGGTCGGTCAGCCGTCCGCTTTGGCCTTGTGGATCATGCGCAAGATCTTCTTGGCAAGGTCCGGCGACAGGTCCCGCGCGACGATCGTCACGGCGGTTCCTTGGTAGTTGGATTCGGCTTTCAGCTCGTAGCCCCAGCTAACCTCTGTGCCGTGACCACGCTCGCCGACGTGCGCCCCCGGTGCGAGCTTGCTCAACGACTCGCCCAGCTTGGCGCGCCCCACTTCCGCCTCGTCGCGCTTGCGTAGCGCGGCCTGTGCCCTTGCCAGTTCCGCTCGGTATTCGGGCAGTACGCGCGTCGCTATGGCCTTTGCTATGGCCTTAGCGCCCCGCTCGGTCGCCACGGTCGCCCTGACGTTCGCGAGGCCGGGGTAGACCTCGCTGTACGCGCCGAGGGGGTAGTTCCCGCTAGCCTCGATGCGTGACGCGTCGTCATAGCTATTGCGGCCGCTTGCGGCTAGGTGGATCCGCGCCCCGTCCGGTCCGGCCAGCATGCAGTCATGATCATATTTCGATGCCTCGACTACCCACGACTGGCCATCGGCAGCCGTCAGCTCGCGTGCGACGTCGGGCGCGATAGCCCGTATCGTCTCGGTGCCCTTGTTCATGATCGTTCTCCTCGCTCGGTTGTGAGGTCGTCCGGTCGGACGTGGCGCGCGGACAGTTACCCCGGTCGGGTCGCTGTCGCGCACCATGCGCGGTCGGTCAGGGGCGCCTGTAACCGTCGGTACCGTCGAGCTTGTCGGCGAGACTTTCGATCTCGGCGCGCGCGTCGTCGGTCAGCGGCTCAACGAGCCACCGCGACCCCCACCGATACCCGGTCTCCGGGCACTGTGGCGTGTTGTCGAGCCGGTATCTGCTGCGCTTGTCCCACGACACGTTGTCGGGCACCGTGACGGCCGTTTGATGCGCGCAACCCGCGCGCATGTCGTTGAGATGCCAGCGCTCCCACGCGCGACGTAGCGCCCCGATCTCGTCGAGCGTCCACCCCGGCGCCGGGGTCGTGATCTCGTTGAGAATGTCGACGATCTGCCCGGCGCCGTCGCTGTCGCGACGACGCGACCTCTCGCGGAACGTGTGACCCATCATCGACACGCGCTCGTGTGCCCTGATGCCGTGGTGGTCGATTGTCTCGGCGGGCACGCTTTCGCTTTCCCACGCCTGCCATGCGATCGTGATCTCGACGTAGACACTCTCGCCATCGCCGGTCTTGCCGATGAATCCTTGCCGTTCCATGGTCGTTCTCCTCGCTCGGTCGTTGCTCGGTCGTCCGGTCGGACGTGGCACGCGGACAGTTACCCGGTCGGGTCGCTGTCGCGCACCATGCGCGGTCGGTCAGGCTTCCGGGTTAACGTGCACGTCGAATTCAGCCGTGTGGAAGCCGATCACGGCCAGCACGCGGAAGCCTTGATGTGTCACGAGCGAGTCAGCGTGCCCGGCATTCGCAGCCCCCTTGACCGTGATCACTTCCGATCGAACGCGCGTGAGCGTTACCTCGGGGTAACCGTGCACGGTCGTCTGTGCGAATGTCAGCGTCTCGCCGACGATAAAGTCAGGTCGAATCATGGTTGATCTCCTCGCTCGGTTGGGTCGTCCGGCCGGACGTGGCACGCGACAGGTTCCCCCGTCGCTGTCGCGCATCACGCTCGGTCGGTCAGCCGTGAGAGACGCGTACGCCACCGCGCGGACCGAACTCGACAAGCCGGTCAGGGTAAGGGTCGGACGTCTCGCGAGGGTCGGACAGATACAGACTCATGCTCGCGCGATCGTCGACGCTCGGAGTCAGCGTTGTGTCGGTCCTGCCGTTCGCGTAGGTGAACGTCTGAGGCTGCCAGTAGCCAATGTTCGCGCGGTCCGCGAATGCCTCGCGCGCGGCAGCCATGCTCGGGAACGTCTCCAGGTGATCGTCAAGGTAGGACGGCCCGTAGCTACTGCCACCGTTCCAAAGTGCGAATAGCGTCATCATGATCGTTTCTCCTCGCTCGGTCGTGCTCGGTCGGTCGTCCGGTCGGTCAGGCTACGTCGAGAGTCGCGCTGGCCCCGCTGGTCTCGCGATCCTCAACGGCGTGCCGATAACCGCGCGCAAACGCGATCGAGTAGCCCGTTAGCTCCGCGTAAGTGAGCGTGCGAGACGTGCCTACGTCGTAGCCCGCTAGGTAGTCTTTGTCGCGCTGCTGTTGTCGCGTCATGATCGTTGCTCCTCGCTCGGTCGTGCTCGGTTGGTTGTCCGGTCGGACATGGCACGCGACAGGTTCCCCCGTCGCTGTCGCGCACCACGCTCGGCCGGTCAGTGCCGGTCAGCGTTGCCGGTCAGTTCGTCCGTGTCGATCCCCTCGCTGTCGGCCCAGTCGTTGAACCCGCAGCGGTAGGCCGTGGGGTCGATCTCGCGCAGCACGCGCGACGGCTGATAGGTCAGCTCGCCGATAGTGACCGGCCCGTCGATCTCGTCGATCATGTCGTCATAACGCTCATAAACCTCATCCCACGACAGCGGCTCGTCGTCGTCGTCATCGTCGTCGGTCTCGGCGTCGTCGGTCTCGGCGACGCTGACCGAGTAGGAGAGGCCTAGGTCGTGGTCGCCGTCATATCCGGGCGTCGCGCCGTGAACAGTGCCCGTACCGTCGGCCGCTAGGCCATGTTCGGCCAACCATTCGGACATCTCGCCCTGCCAATGCGCGGCCGTCCCCAGTACGGCGAGCGTTTCACGCGTGGCCGTGTATTCGCCGGACCAATTGCCGTCCACCCACTCTGGGGAGTTATCCTCGCCCCGTTCGCGCTCGTCCGCGAGGTATTCCCATGCCTCTTGCGCGCTGTCAAAAACGGCGGGCTCGTCGCCGCCCGTGGGCAGGTATCCGGGCACGTTGATCGTTGCGACGTAGCGCGTTGCGGGCTCGGTCGTCGGCGACTTGATCTCGTAGAGATCGACTGACCAGACGGGCCGCACGCCATACTCGGCCGACATCCACACGTTGTAGTTGACGACGTACGGGTGACCGTCGAGACCGACAAACACACTGTCGCGGTCGGACACAGCCATGCCGTTGAAATCGGCCATGTCGTCGAACACGACGAGACCGTCATCGGCCACGTTGGACACGCTGATCTCAGTGGGCAGGTAGTCAGGCACACCGTGGAAGATCACAAACGTGTTGCCGTAGTAGTCAGTTTGGATCAGCGAACCGTCGCGTGCGACGTAATCCGGGCGGATCACCAACGGCAGTCCGGGGATGCGGTCAGATGCGGCCGTTGGCCAGACCACATGGTGCCCGCCTTGCGCGTTGCTGGTGCTGGGGATGGTCGTCATGTTGTTGTCAGTCATGGTCGGCGCCTCTCGTGTGCTCGGTTGGTAGGTCGAACACTACGGCCGTTCTACGTACGGCACAACGTATGGCACAACGTACGGCATATTGTTACAACATCGTTATACGCACCTATGGCACAAGGTGATCTTGATATGCCTAGTCAGCCATGGTCACAGGGCTATAAGGGCTTTCCTACTGCCATGCGTAGGCGCATATTGCGGGAGGAGAAGCATTGCCGGGTGTGTGGGGAGATAGCCACGGTGGCGGATCACATCGTGGGGCATGCCGATGGTGTGGCCATGGGTTGGACGTTGACCAGGATTCACAGCAGAGCCAATGGTCAGGCGTTGTGTGATGACTGCCACGATGCGAAGACAGAAGCGGAAAAGAAACGCGGTCGTGAACGTAGATCGATCAAGCGTCGGCCAGAGTCGCATCCTGGCCTGATGGGTTGAGGATCATTCTCACCTGGTGGGTACCGGGGGTGGGTATACCCTCCCCGTCCCGCCAGGCGGCGGCGG